ATGCCTTTGGCTTTCTACCCATGTCGCCCTTCATGTCACCCGATTCAAACTGATTGACATCGGTTGGAGTTAGTAGCATGCCCAAGCTATCAACCACGAACAGAACCTTTGGACGATCCTCCTCTGGTAGTAGTCGGTAGTCATTGACGAATGTTGAGATAGCCTTTGCCACATCGTCAATCATTGCCATGTTGAGCTTGAGCAGCTTGGATTCATCTGTGTCTACTCCAAGTGCTCGCAGCCAATCTTCATCCAGTGCGTTCTCGCTGTCAATCAAGACAACGAAAATACCCTGCTGTTGAGCATGACGAACCAAGTTGCCACTACAGATGTAGCTCTTGCCTGCTCCACTTTCACCTGCAAATACAGTGACCTTGCCTAGCGGAATGCCCTTTTTGAAGTCGCCACTAATCAGATAGTTCAGTGCGTAGTTACCAGTGCTGATCCAGTCTGTTGGATCATTGAAGCCAATACTCAAACCCTCGATACTCTTTGTCAGGGTTTTGCGAAACTTACTTACATCAAACGGTCTTGCCATTGTCTCTCCTATTCTTTACTATGTGCTTGCTTCTTGATAACATCATAGATGCTGAATCGCTGCTTGTCAAGAAGTTCTGGACACATATCTGCCAAGCGATCAAACTCGTAATCGTTGGGATAGTGTCGCAGTATTGATCGTGCTCTGCCTCTGATCGCTGCTGGAACACGCGGCGTTTTTCCTGGATCACACAACTCCTCAAGTAGCTTCTTGCCATACTTGAGAGCAGTGTATCTCTCGTCGGGTAGTGTCATATGTCCTCCTTGTTGTGATGTCAACAGTCCATGTCTAGACATGGACTGTTGTGCTAGTGATATTAGCTAGCTTTTGCCTGGCGAGCACGAATCAGATCCAAGATATCCTGTGCCTTGCCACTGGCAGGCTTGCTAGGAATCTTGACTTCGTTGGCTACTACTGGCTCTTCAGGTTCATCTTCCCAAGGAGGAGTGCTGCTCTTGGAAGCACTGTTGATTGCAGTGTCCTCTTCCTGTTCCTGTGCTGCCACTGGATTGTTGCGAACAGGAACTGATACTTTGCTGCGTGGGGCATCTTCATCTACCTCGTCGCGAGCACTGTTGCCTGCTACTTGCAGACCCCATGGCTTGAAGTATGCGGCCCAGCGATCTGGATCATAGAGCTTACCATCAACGCTTGCCTCAAACATCTCCTTCATGATGCGTAGTTCGCTATCGCTAGGACGCTTTGGCAAGAACTCTTTCAGATCAAACAGACCATAGTTATCAATGGCAGCACGCTCAACTTCTGTGAGAGCACTTTCACGACGAGACCAGTTGCTAGTCACGAAGTCAATCCATTTGCCGTTCTTGGTCGCCTGTAGCTTGAAGTCTAGACCACGATCATAGTCAGTTGGCATGATGTCAAAGTCTGGATCAAGCAATGGGCCCTTGATGCACTTGTAGATTGGTGGCTTCACGATAAAGCGACGAATAGGGTTCTCTGGCGGAACATCATCAGCAAGACCATTCTGACGAACAAAGCCCTGATAGATGTAGGTACGCTTCTTCCAGTACTTGTCAGCAATCTCTTTCAGACTGTTGTCCTTGTACCAGGTTCTGACTTCTGCCAGAATTGGGCACTTTTCGTTCTCGCCAAACATCTCAATGCATGGTACCTGTACCACTACTTCCTTGTTCTCATTCTGACCTTTGACGCCAGGGAATGGCAAGCGAATCATGTTTCGCTCTACCCAGAAGTAGCTGTTGTTTGGATCTTTATCTGGAAGGAATCGCACGGTGCTGCTCTGACCTTCCTGTAGATTCCAGAAGGCATAGATGCTGTTGTCACCGTTGGATTGTGCTGCTTGTTGATTGGCCGCGGTGCGGCTTTCCTGTGCCTGTAGTTTGGCACGAAGTGCTGCTAGTGTTGACATGTTGTTCTCCTAAAGTTGTGTCAAAAAGTGTACTGTAAACCAAGTTGTAAAGTTTTGTTGTCCGGAGACAGTTGATCTACCGTGCTAGTATACATCACCAGCACGGTAGATCAATAGTATTTATCAGATTTTGGTAAAACTGAGGATTTTAGTGACCCATAAAGCGTTGCAGTGCTGCCTGTTCGGCGCGTTCACGAGCTTTCTTTTTGATGGTTGGTTGTGGCTGTAGACTTTGTGGAGTGCCTGGAATAGGACTCATACTGCTGGCACCAAAATAGTTTGGATTATCGGCTTCTTTGACATCTGATGATGTGGAATGGCCCAGTACCGAATCCAATATGCTCTTGATGCGTTTTGGAGCACGACCAAGTGGATACAGATCAGCTATGATTTGCTTGCGTTTGCTATCATCAGCATTCTGATACATCTGTCTAATCTTGCTGGCGCTGTCAATCACTTTGCCACCAATCTCAAAATCAATCTTTGGAACCACATAGATGTATCCGTGTTGCTTCATTGGGGCACTAACATCATCCTTGTATGGCTGAAAGTAGCTTGGAGATCCATCTGCTTTTGGCTTGAATCCGATTCTGTCACGATCCTTTTCACTGACTGCAAACACTAGTATCGTATTATTTGGATCATAGTTTTTGGTTATCTCTTCACTACGATAGGGACTTTTGACCTGCACAAATCTGTCATTCGGAACGCCACTCTGATTGGCCAAGAACTTCTTGTCATCAAATCCAAATGGGCGTTCTGTTTTAGTATCGGTTGCTGCTACGAATACTTCACCATCAGGAAACTTTTTGGCCAAGTGATCAAACACACTGGCATGTCCAAGATGAAATGGATGAAATCCTCCTGGATAGATGATCAATACTTGCTTGTTATCAATGGCTTCTGATAGTGGCTGCTGTTGTTTGACGGCAAGATTCTGACGAGCAAATCCTAATCTGTTGACAAACTTCAATCCCTGACTTACGAATCCTTCTTGACTTTGTGTGCCACTTTGTAGATACCCCTTGACTGGACTGGTTCTGCTTGCTCTGTCCAACTGTTTGACCACACTGTTTTTCAAGTTGTAGATTGCTGCCCATACTGTGAATATGGCAACGATAGCACTGCGATTATTCTTTAGATACTCGTTGATTTTAGCACGCATACGCTCGGTCATTGGTCTACTATCTACCCAACGATAGAAGTCTGCGACCAAGTTCTTGAGATCTCCACTGACTATCTTGTTATTGATATAGGTAGTGAATAATCCAGTAAAGGCACTTTTGGCCTGTGGAGCATTGTTGAAGAACTTATCTATATCGTCGGCATATCTATTGACCAATTCTTGTGCTCGCGTAAACATAGCCTGTGGTATAACTACTCTAGGAGTTTGCGGCATGGCACTGGGAACTATAGCAACATTGCCTGCATTTTTTAGATTCCCTACTGTGCCATCCAATGATTTGGCCTCGTCAGTAGACATAGCATTTGGATCTAGATACTGATGCACTGCTATTCCAGCTACTTTGTTTGATAATAATCGCCCAATTGGACTATCAACATCAACTGTATAAGTAATACCATTTGGATTGGCTCTGAATCTATAGAGTCCGTTTTGTTCCTGTAGAGGACTGCTGAACAATAGATCTCCCCAATAATATCCAGGCTTGGTGCTTGCTGCTTCTAATCCTGTCCAAATATTGTTGATTATGTTCATTAGACCAGTGCGTTGCTTGTCTCCGCGAGCACTTTCATATCTCATCCATTCTTCCGGACTATGCAATTGGCGAACAGCACTGTCCTGTTTGTTGAACATATGCTTGTCCATAATCGTGAACTTACCATCAGGCCCACGACCAAATATCAGTGCTGGATAACCGTCCCACTTTATGGTAATGTTCTTGGGTGTTTGTGCTGTTTGCTGTATAGCCTGAATAGCTCGCAACATACCATCACGACCGCCAATAAAGACCAGATCCTCAGGATGATCTAGATGACCTTTGGCTTCTAATAGAGTATTGCTGAATCTTCTGTTCACAAACTCATCAAGACGCATCACCAGCCTCCATAACTTCTGCTGTTAGTGGCCAGGGTCTGTAGTAACCGCGTGGAGGTATCATTGGTCTATAATGATCCCAGTTAGTATTGGCACGAGCATGCTGCTCTAGTTTGTTGGCTACAGTTTCAGCAATATCTCTGCTGGCATAGGTTGCAATTACTCCCCATCCTATTTGATGTGCCTGCATCATTCTACTGAATGCTTCGTGTTCAGAAAGTCCTACTGCATGCATAATAGCCTCTACTACCACCTGATATGGAGTCACATTATCATTCAGGATTACTATATTGAACCCGCCTGGTTCATTGAGTTCTATTTCCTCTGGCTTCACTGTTGGCTTACGATCAAGCACAGTGTTTTCTCTTATGATATGTTTGATCTTCATCGTTTTATCCAAGTTGCTACATCTTTACCTATGATTCTGTCCAATGATTCTTCCAGTTCTGATAATCCTTTGTCTATCGGATTAGTTGGTTGATTCAAATAATCTTTTTTTTGATTTGCTTTTTGATTTGCTTTTTGATTTGTTTTTTTTATGATTAAAGGAAGATAAATTTCAGTAAATTCTTTTTCTAAGTCGGCATTATTAATAGAAGTAATATCGATTTTGGATTTTTTTAGATAATAATATATAATTCTATCAAGATAAGATAAATCAAGAAATTTATTGGCTAGTAAAGCAGTCTCGCGATAACCATCTGATGATTTGAGCCATTTATCTTTTAAATATTCAATAATCTTTGAATATTCAGGTTCTATATTTACATACTGAGATGCATCCTCTTTAAGATCAAGTTCAAGGTTATTTTTTTTCATTATATCTTTAGCTTGTTGTACATATTCTTGATAATCCTTTTCTTTTTTTTGCTCAGGAGAAAGTTCTAATTCCGATGTAAGATCAGGAGAAGGAATATTAGGAAGATCCGGCTGTACTAATCTCTTAAGAAGAAAATCAACAGTGCTTTTCAATTTTTTTATTTCGGCTTCTATTCTCTTTCTTCTTCTCTCTGTCAGTTCTTGCCATCCTTCCAATCCACTCAATTCTAACGATATATCGTCTATCGAAGGATAAATTGTCATGTCTTCAAAATCTTTGTTTTGAAGATCAGTAATAGTTCTACCTAATTCGCGAATTTTTTCTATACCAGCATCTTTTCCAACAAGAGCATTGATTTTAGTGGCTGCTTGTGCGCTGCGTTTTTTAGCACGACGAAAATAATCCTGCATTCTTTTCTTGGTTGTAGCTTTTTCTTGTTCAATTTCTTTATCCACACGAGTCTGTAGATTGCGTTCGAAGTCTGACAGTTCTTGTTGTTTAGCATCAAGCTCTTGTTTAGTCCCCTGTAAATCTCGCAGCAATTCTGATGCACGCTCAATATCAGCACGATCAGCAGCACCGAGAGTTTCTAGTCGTTGATTTAAATCACCAACCAATTCTTTATTGGCAGTTGCTACTTGCTCAATTTCACTTTGTTTAGACTCCAAATCACGAAGTTTGCCAGCAACATCACTGATATCGCCTATTTTTTCCTGTCTTCTGGTTACAGAATCTATCGCTGATTGTAAATTGGATATTTGTTCTTTATCTATTGCTTCGCTAGCAGCAAGCGTCTTCAGTTGATTCTCAAACTTTTTGAATTCTTCTGGATTGACTTTTTGTTTAGAAAAATCCTCTACTTTATCTTTGATGTCTTTATATTGTTCTGGAGTAACCCCAGGCTTGTTTTTAAGTTGTTCAACTTGTGCTAATAGTTCATTTACTTCGCGACCACCAACTCTACGCTGTTCTACATCAGTTTGAAGCTTACCGCTCAATTGTTTGAGTCTTGCTATTTCTCGATCAGTTTCCTGACCGCCCGCTTCAATATTCTGAATCTCTGATTGTAGATCCTGTAGATTACCTTTAAGTTTATCATTCTCTCTACGCTGCAAATTGATGACTTTGTTCTGCTCAAAATCACGCTGCTCAATGTCAGATAGCTTATCGGCTAGGAACAATTCAATAGCTTGAGATTCTGGATACTCAGGAAATGCCTGCTTTGCTTTATAAACTATATCACGCTGACGCTCAATGGCTCGCTCGTCGCGTGTGTCTTTCTTCTCAAATACAGTTGATTTGATTATGCTATCAGTCCAGTTTTCAAACTCTTTTAACTGTTTCATTACTACTTCCTTATTTGATCAATCCACTCAATACACGAAGGCGCTGTAAATCTGCTGATTCTTTAAGTGGTTTTTGTTGTTTAGGTGCAGATCCAGGTAATCCAGGCAATTCAGGTGCAGGTTCTTCTTGTTCTGGTGGCATTTCTATATTAGGTTGTTCAATGGGTGCAGCAGCATCAGCAGCATTGTTATTTGCATCAGAAGGTTCTGCTGGAGGAGTTTCTTGAGGCATTGATTCTTCCTCTTCTGGGTTTACACTGTCCAAAACCTCTCTATACATATCGTCATCACTGTGCTCACTCATCCATCCTATAATAAGTGGGCGAGCATCGTTATTTGGATCTGCTTCAGCCGCTCTGATTAATCTCTGACTCAATTTGTCGTCATCAATCAAGTTCTCTAATACTCCAAGCACATTAGTAGCATCAGGACCTAATGGTAGTGGATCACTATCCGCTCCTAATAGTTCTATCAGTTCATCAACCTGACCCTGTAGATTTGGCTTTAGTTCCTCATTCAAGAAATCATTTGCCCAATCCTCAAATTGATAGCTTTCGGTCATTTCAGAGACATTAATGTTGAACTTACTCAATGTTGGCAGTGCTTGTTCTATTCTTGGATCAATGCTTGAGTTTTCAAATGCTGATTTAAGTCTATCAATATCAGTATCATTTTCCATTAGAGTAGGCTGCCAGTTTTCAAAATACTCACGAAACCCTCGTGAGCCACGCAATTTATGTAATGTCTCACGCAGTTTATAGTATTGTTCTGTTGCCTCACTGACTAATGATTGAATGCTCTCATTGAATTGCTTTGATTTGGTTGCGCGAACAAAACCAGCCAATCGTGATATATCTTCACTGATTTCAGCTATATGCTTACCACGCTCATCATAGGGATTACCACCCTCTGCTATCAATCTAGCATAAACATAACCCACACTGGGTTTCTTGGTTGGCAATATAAATCTTTCACCCTGTTCATTCTCAACGAATATCTTATCTACATGTCTGTAGCGTTTATCAGTTTCTTCAAGAGCCTTATTATGTTTGATTATAAGCTTAACTGTTTTGGGAGTTTTGTCACTATAGCTAGTATATTTTGTGCCGTGATAACTTTCGTCCAATCTTTCTGAACTTTCTCTACGCTCCAAATAATCTTGAAGATTATCAACAGTATCTAGATCAAATTTTTGAATTCCTCTACGCATTCCCCAATTCTTAAGTTCTTTGATAAAGCTAGTCCAGGCTGTTTTAGCATCACGCATTGCTGCTCTATTATAAAACAGAATAAGCTGACGCAGATTGTCAATAGCCACATGACTAGTTCCATACTCCTTATCATCATCTTTGAAACGAAAGCTAATCAGTGTAGCTTCACCTGGAACTACAGATTTTTTACCAGATTTAAATGATTTGGGATTAAATCCCTTGGTCTTCAATAGATCATAAAGCTCTGGCAATATAGTATCGGCTGATTTTGGCATAGTGATAAAAATCCATATTATCTACTATTTATCAAATAGAGCCTATTGTTATTCTACTTCCTTGTTGGCTTTTTAATAGCTGGTTTTTTAGTTTTAGTCTTTGGAGGAGTCTTAAGAGTTGGGCGTTCTGTGCTTGGATGCGGACGATTTTTTGGAAGATGTGGTTGTCTAATGTGTAGTTCTTTTCTTATTTCATCAGCAACAGAACCTATTATCTTCATATATTCTTTGAAATAACGATCTCTTTTGCTTATTGCATCGGCACCTGTGTTTGGATTAACTAGTTTAGTAATTTTTGCTGTATCTGCCCAATCATTAGATTTAGACGCTACTCTTTTTAGCCAATAATTAACTGCTGTAAATATCGCCCAATTCATATCAGTAAGCAATAAATCTGGATTAGCAACCAATGATTCTCCGCCAATATCTCTATAATTAGCTTTTCCAGTCAAATGCAAGAATCCTTTTCCTCTGTAATTCCAACCATCACCAGTATCTTCTGGGCCGTTTCCAATGACATTAGCATAGATGAAATTGGCAAGATAGGGTGATTTAAAATCTTCTGGGTTTGATATTAGCTCTTGTGCTTTTTCCATACCGATCTGTCGTTCTTCAGGACTAATATTATCCACATTCTTGATATTTGGATTGAGTTTCTTTGTGAAATGCCTAAACATTCTCTCGGGAGTTTTCCATTCTAATCTCTCGTCTAGACTAGTAAAAGCTCCAGTTTCTCCCTTACATTGTGCCAAAAATTGTGCTATTTCTTGATTTGAAGCATATGGTTTAGCCGATAATAATGCTCTAATTAATGCTCTTTCTGAATACTGCTGTAATGTAGCCGAATTAATAATATTCATTGATCGCAGATTTTCCATTTGTCTTCTAGCTAAATTGATTAGCATTGCCTGTCTGGGAATATTTACTGGTTCTGCTTCTTTACCATAATCATCTGATACCTCGTCACCTTTGAAGAATTTTTCCCAGGGTGCTTTTAGAGCACCAACTGCTGCCGCTCCAGCCGCAGCACCTCCTGCTAATTTCTTCAAAAACCCTCTACGATCAACTTCATTAAGTATTTCAGATATACGCATAATCTATTATTTATGCTACACTCATTGTCATAATGAACGGCAATGGCTCAATGATCTCATTATGATCTCTAATATGCTGATCTAAATCAACATTATAACTTTGTAAATGCTGCAACATTCTGACCGCAAGTAGAGTAGCCATAATCAAGTCATCAGTTTCTCCCTGTTTAGCAGCATAGCTACCACCGCTTGCAACAAAAGTTTTCAGTTCGCTGATAAGATTACTACTGGCTATCTTCATTTTTTTGCTTTCTATCAGATGTTTCAATTTTGCACAGCTTGATAGTTTATTCTTGTGAGTAGTATTGAATCCTCTACGAAATCTACGAGCATTACCAGCGGACTTATTCTCACTTAACATATAACCCTTGATATTCTCTTCACCATACTCAAACAAACTGATTAGTGCTGCTTCGCCAATGGTGTTGTTTTCAAGTGAGTAATACAGATTGTTTGGCTCATTAGTTTCTTCTAATATCTGCTTATTGATATTTGCTAATAGCTTGATCTGCTCTGGTATTGTTGTTCTATTATGTGCCCATTCTGCTACTTGAGTGGTGGTATCTGCTTCCCACACTTGTATAGCAGCATTATCTCCGCCCGTTCCCAAACTAGGATCTAATGCCACTACATATATGTGACCTTTAGTGGGTTTTTTATACCAACGAACTTGACCAGTTTTGCTAATGGGATTAATACCTTCTAAATCGCTTAATGTAATACCATTAATCAATGTTTCTTCATAGATTATGAACTCACAGCAATGTTCGCGTAGAAATCTTTCTTCACCAATCTTTGATCGCTCTTCATTAGCCCAGGCTTCATCTCGGTCTGGATGCTGATTCCATATTGCCTTATAGGGGCTGAATCCATTCTTGCCAACTTTGGTAGGATTCCCCCACTCATCTATTTTCTTATTAGCTTGTTTCCAGATTTGAGCAAACTGATCCTCATCACTATTGGGAGTGCTGGTGATAATACATTTACCACCAGTAGCTAGCGTTGGTGATATTGCTGTCCAGAACTCTTTTGCTATAGTTGGTCTTACAAACGCAAACTCGTCCAAATATAATAGTGATAGAGACATACCACGACCAGTTTTTTCTGTAGTTGCTCTGGCTACTATTCTACTCTTATTCTCAAAGTCAATATTGCCCTGATTATATGCTTCTACTCCTGGTTTCAACCACATTGGGCACATTTCATATGCGTATCTAATACGCTGCATAATCTCTTGAGCGCCACTATATTGGTGTGCTGCAATCAATATGGTCTTATCGTATTGGAACATTGCAAACCATAGTAGATAACCAGCAGCACTGGTAGTTTTACCTAGCTGACGCCCAAGCAGTGATACGCTAAATCTGTTTTCGTGATAGTTCTTGATCAGATCAACTTGATAGGCATAGGGATCGTATAGTGTTTGTCCAAGCGTAGGATGCTGAATATAGAAATAGTTGGTCATAAAGTAGTGATATCCAGTATCAGGATCAGCACATTTTATGACTTCATCTATTTGTTCAGTAGTAAGCTCTATTATCTGGCCTTTAGACCTAATAAACTGATTATCGTTGCTCATACTGGTTTCTCTCCCGTTAAGTAGGGTTTTGAGAACCATAACTTGAACCAAGCATCAGTTCCTGGTCTAATATTATTCTCACGCATTATTCTAGCTTTATCGCTGGAAGTCAGCGTAATACTCTTGCCATAACTATTGTCCTGTTTTTTGACCCCAGCCAAATGTAATATAGTTTCTAATTCATTCATAAATATATTTAGACAATATTAAGGAAACACGGCTATGTTTTTAAACCCAATAGGAAGAAGAAATCCATCAGAGGCTCCAACAGGACAAGATATTGTCTATAATATTCCAGGAAGCTATACTTTTATTGTTCCAAGTAATGTAGCAAATGTATCTATGGTTGCTATAGGTGGGGGCGGTACTGGATTTGGAGGGGTGGCAGGAAATCCTTGGGCTGGTGGTAGTGGTGGAGCATTAGCTTATTACAATAATTATCCAGTTATTCCAGGACAGAGTTTGTCTGTTCAAGTTGGCGGGGCTGCTACTGCCAGCTTTGTTAAAGATGGATCTACAACAATTGTACAAGGAGGAGGAGGTAACAATGGCAATGTAGTGCCCAACCCCGGAGGAGTTGCTAGCGGATTGTCTGGTTATGTTGGTTATAATGGAGGATCTGGAGGATATTCCGTTTTTGGTGCACCCAGTGGAGGAGCTGGAGACGGTAATGGGGGAGGTGGAGGCGTCGGTGGTTCAACACCACAAGGATATGGACAGGGTGGTGGAGGTGGTGCGGGTGGCTATGGAGTTCCTGGAGGTAGTGGATCAGGATCAAGCATAATAACTTCAAGTTTCTCTGGCGGAGGTGGGGGAACTGGATTATATGGTAGTATTACTCCGGGCGGTGATGGACAGCCAATAGGACCTGGAGGGTTATATGGTGGAGGAGGGGGAGGTGGTGTAGTAATTGGAGATAATCCAGGGTCTTCGGCTGGAGCGAGCGGAGCAGTAAGAATAGTTTGGGCTCCGGGGTCGTCCTTTCCTGATAATGCTGGGCCAGCGCCGACAATTGGAGTTGATTATGTAATTGTTGCTGGAGGAGGCGGAGGAGGAACGACTGCTGGCGGAGGCGGAGGAGGCGGAGGAGTTAGAGCCGGATCAGTTTCATTATTAACCGCGCAATCTTACAATATAGTGGTCGGAGCCGGAGGAGCCGCCACAGTTTCTGGGGGATTGAACGGCGCTGATAGTCGTTTTTCTATTTTAATATCTGTTGGGGGTGGGGGTGGAAGTGGAAATCTTCCACAAAATTTGTCCAATGGAAGCAACGGAGGAAGCGGTGGAGGAGGAGGCTACGGAGGTGGCGGTGGTAGCGGGATATTAGGACAAGGAAATAATGGAGGGTCTAGCGTTAGAGATTCTGTGGGCGGAAGCGGAGGTGGAGGCGGTGGAGCATCTATCGTAGGAGCGAATTCTGGATATGGGGTCGGGGGAGCAGGTGGTAGCGGATTATTGACTTCAATTTCTGGATCTCCTGCGATATATGGGGGCGGTGGTGGAGGGGGATGTATAACAGGGTCTTCTCCCGGGAGTGGTGGTAGTGGCGGTGGTGGAGGTGGAACCGCTGGAGATTCTAATCCTACTTCCGGGATAGCAAATAGCGGGGGCGGTGGTGGAGGAAGAGGTTCCGGAAGCAGTATTGGAGGAGGCGGTGGTAGTGGTATTGTAATACTTCGCATTTCTGACTCTATTTCTGCTGCTACTACTACCGGAAGCCCAACAATAACAGTGTCAGGAGGATATAGAATTTATACTTTTACAGGAAGTGGAACCATAGTATTCAATTAACGACGCCGATAACCCTTGAAAGGCTTGATTGGACTGTTTTTGGAAACATCCTCTGCCTCTTCGCTCTTTCTGGTGCTTATAAGTTTCTTTCCACTCATACCCATTGCTTTTAGTGCATCATCTATGTATGTTTCTATGTCGGGATCAAAGCTTACGATAATCTCGTTCTCTCCCCAAGCACTTTCTTTACCATAATCAGGAACTCCGTCTTCTGCTCTCTTTTTGGCTCCTTTAGCACCAGCAATAGCAACACCAAATCTGTATTGTAGATAGGGATCCTGATTGAGCAACTCTGGTAGAGCATATACCGCGGGTAATGCTCGTGCCACATCTGGTGCTAATGTTCCTGTTCTGCCCTCATTAACGCTGGCACTCTTGGTCTTTTTGCCAGTCTGACGAGCTTTGCGAGCGGCGCAATGAGCGCGCTGACTAAATCCTTTGGGATTATTACAATCAATACTACGCTTATAACTCTTGCTCCACTTCTCGTCCAATTGCTCTGCGTCAGTTTCTGCCAAATCAATCGCTCTAACGGGAACTCCCTTTAGAGCGGCGGCAAAAGCACGATGATTACCGTCAATTATCATATCGTTGTGAACGATGATAATACTGTCTGATAATCTAGGATCGCGAATATATCGCTTGAGTATCTGTCGTTGTTCTGGTTTCAATTTATCAGTTAATTCATCTAAATCCTCTACTCTGTATTGAGATATTAGTCGTTGTTCTAATTCACGCGGACGAATAGTGAATATTGTAAAGGGAATATTAAAGTCACGCAAGGTCACATATAGCCAAATACGCTCATAATCATCGGGATATTCGTCGCCGTATATCTGTTTTAGCGTTGTGGTATCTTCTTGTAGTTGTCTGGCTCTCATATTATATTCTCAATCTTTAGAAGTATTTACCTTAACTTCGCCAGCAAATTGTAAGAAGTCGGTGTTAAACCACGCAGTGCTTTCAACATCCCAGCCATAGGTGAAATCATCAAAACGGCGACCGCTATTATAGTGATGAACTCCGTCAAAATGCTTGACTATCTGATTCCAAGGAAAATCAGTAGTGTAGCCGAATCCACCAAATTCAGGATGTTTGGCAACTTCTAAATCAGCGAATGCGTGTTGAATATTTTCGGCATCGTATGTATTATCAAACGGCAATAATAGCGCGCCTGGTCGAACACGATACAGATATCCAATGGGACTAGACCAGTGCGACATATTACCCTTTACCCATTCATTCCATTCGCTAGTCCAACTACCATTCTGTTTATACGCAGTGCTTGTCCAAAATGCTCGACCTGGTTTATTACCGCCTGCTTCTATATTAGGTTTTCCAGTCGGCAATATTGGTATCGCTTCGCTAATTGGCCCTTTCTCTTCCCAATCTTTATATCGTGGTCGCAAATTACCCCGTTCATCATAGGCATATCTGTTGGCAAGATTGGATAATCTTCTTTCTCGTCTGGTCATTCCCGCTAGATTAGTTTTAGGTATGAATAACTGATATGTATCAGCTAAATCATCTCCCACCATTTTGGCTCTGTGTTTAATTCTATTCAACTCATCCCATCCAGCGTGAAATGGATATTTCGGATCGTTTTTATTCTTTCTAGCATCAGTGATTAGTTCGCGATATCTCATAGCATTACATCAGATAAATTTTACCCATAGCGTCCTGTAATACCGCATTAAAGTTTCTAATTAGTTGCTCGCGAACTTTATTCAGGTTAGCTTCTCTATCAAATTCAGGAGTTCTATATTGCTGTTTTAAACCAATATAGTTGGTTGGTCTGCCCCAAGCTTTGCGACCGTAAGATGCGGTGATAGGCAGTGGATTAAACTTTACATCACCTGTCTGAATGAATTGCGCGAATAGTTCGTATAAGAACTCATAGGGTCTGGTAATCTGATTTTCACGACTGCTGCGTTGAGTTCCTATTTTGTTGAATAGTGCGTTGAAATGCTGACGATTTTTACCCCACACTGAATATGACCCGTATGCTCTACGCTCAAGTTGAAGTCCATAGAAGTTCTGTAATATCAGACCCATACTCTCTAGAAAATCTTGTTCTAGCTTATACCAGGCGCTGTTATTGAATTTTCGCGCATCATATCTTCCACTTGCCACGATTGCGTGACCTACTCTATGTGCCATAGTCCACGGCGTGAACATCACTTTGTCTTGACCGTAGTTACCAATGTATATCACGGTGATGGCATTCTCGTGATTTTTGAGTATAGCATCTGCCTGTTTGGGAAATATTTCGCGGATTTTTTCAGGACTCGCTTCGCCAGTTTCGCGATGCTGTCGCACTCTGGGACTATTAACAACGAAGAATCTGAAGTTGTAGGGTGAGTTAGAGAAAAAATCACGAGCCTTTTGGATGTTAGTTGGGTGAACCGCTAACTTAACATCTGGTCCTCTAAACTGTAGGTCCTTGCTGAAATCTCCAATGGGCACATAATCAGTAATCGGAGCTTCAGTGAGTATCTCCGTGATTTTCATCGTTTGTATCCCTTGAATGGCTTTATTGGACTAGTGCTATTGGTGCTTTCTGGCTCCATACTGCGTAAATCACCGTGATTGTGATCCTTCCATTTGACTCCTACCGCTTTATATGCTTGCTTCATCATCTTGTCTTCAACATCTGTGTATGGATGAGCAGTGTTTCGTTTTCCTACCCAAGTTTCTGCCGGGACATTCAGTGGATCGTAACCATTAGCACAAGCAGCAGCACTCATTACTTTACCCAGCACATAAAATCTATCGGCTGGAGCATCAGTAAATGTATGACGACCAGTAGTAGCGTTCTCGTGATCCTTACGCATCTGGGTTTTCTTTACTTCACTGATAAACTCTCGTGCTCTCATAGTGTTATGTATCCATATTCAATGGTACAGTTAGACCCACTGTTGTTTGTTATGCCGAATGTGAAGGTGTTTGCTGTGGTAGTAGCTACAGTTGCCGTGCTAATGCTACCTGCCGTGCCTATTATCTGATCGGGCATTGATGTTAGCACTAACTGATTTCCGGCTAGATAATACCAACCGTACTGCGTGCCTATCGCTGGAACATTGGCATTGGACAGCGAAACGGTAGCGTTCCACACGATGATGCCATTGGGAATGTTTCCTCTGACCCACATCGTATAGGTATTGTTGTCTGGAACACTGAAGCTATATGTGCTAGACCCTGGTGTCACTGTCCAGCTACCAGTGGTTTTCCTAACGCCGTTGACCCAAGTTGGAGTAGTACCATTTAGAGACAGTACTTGATTGTTGCTGCCAGCGGGTAGACGAACATTGTCGGTACCGTTGTAGTAGATCAAGTCGCCAGCAGTGGTAGTAGGAGCCAGTGCGTCGAACGCTGCTGTCTTACTTGTCTGCCCAGTGCCTCCATTGGCAATAGCAACAGCGCCAACTATATCACTAGCAGCGATATGCGTGTTCATATTGAATGTTGACAGTGACAACAATGGGTTCACGCCATTGTTAGTACCAGGTACAGCCTGATTGCCACCGCGAACATAGATGCCGCCAGCAGCACCAGTCACGCTGTAGCCAGTGCCCAGCGGGATGTTGTAGAAGTTGGCACCAGCAATCACACGAGCACCAGCACCGATATAGATGCCGTTGCCATTGGTAGTGCCGCTTGTGAAGCTACTATAGCCCACAGACACTATGCTGGTAGCGCCTGTGACCTCTAGCAGATTGGCGGGACCGTTAGTTCCACTTCCAACTAGTTGGACGGTTCCTATGGTCATTACCGAATCAGCTATCTTCCAAGCACTGCCACCCACCTTGGCGCTGCTTGTGTTGATATCGTTGATGAAGCAATTGGTTACATTGGTGATGTCTAGAGCACTTGCGTTCCCCGCTGCGGTTAGATCAGTGCCTATCAATCGTAGCCTGTTACCGCCTAGAGCAGTGTTGGTCATTACGAATGGGACACCAGTGCTATCAGTATACAGCGCACAGTTGTTGATGTCAATACTGATTGGTATGCTGCCTGTGACCTCTAGCGCATTGTTAGTTGTGTTGTCAATGAATAGATTGTTCAGTGACACTACATTCTGAAATATGCCCTGATAATCAACAGCACTGGTGACAGTCACTGTTCCACTGATGCGTGTGGTCTTTAGCTTACCCTCATAGGCCCATAGGTGTGTCAGCAGTCTGTTGATGTTGACATTCTCACTGTAGAGTCCTGGGCCTACTACGATCACGAACTGTGTGCCGCTGTTGTTTGCTACTGGGTAGTTGGTGTTCAGATAGTTGATCGCGGCACTGATAGTCAGGAAGGGCTTGGTAATGCTACCGTCGGCAGTGCTGTCATTACCACCCTTGCTTACATAGATCTCGTTGGTAATGCCCAATGAACTCCAGCTAGCAGTGGTTCCATTGGTTGTTAGAAGCTTGCCCGCGTTGTTTGCTTGACTTGGAGCCAGTGCGGTAAATGCTGCCGCTACTGTTGTAGCTCCAGTGCCGCCATTGGCAACATTCAGAGTTCCACCTATAGTGATAGTGCCGTTGCTGGTGATGGGTCCGCCTACTGTGAGTAGACCTGTGTCTCCACCGCTGATGTCTATGCTGGTCACTGTTCCCACACTCAATACTGAACTGCCATTGCTGTTTACTATATCACCATCAACTGGTAGTGTTAGTTTGCCGTCTATGCCGAATGTCCAAGTGTATCCAGTAGCAGTATTTGCGTCCAGCGATTGAATGATAGCAGGACCGTCTTTGCTCAACTTGAAGAACTTTTGATCGTCTCCAACATACAGATCGTAAGCATTGCTGTTAGTTGTGTCGAAGTGTAGATGCTCTGGAACATCGCCTCCTCTGACACGGAAATATTGATAGTCATCAGTGAATCCAGTGCCAGGACTCAATCCTAGTTCATACCCTGTTCCCTGTACAACATTGGTTGAGAAAGTAACATCACCAGTGTTAGCTGTTTGATTGTTAGCCCAACTAGGAACACCACCAACTACTTTCAGTACTTGATCGTCCTCTCCGATTGGAAGTCTAGTGTTGTTAGACCCATCATTGTAGATGATGTCTCCAGTATTGGTAGTAGGTGCCAAGGCATCAAATGCTAGCTGTGCTGTTGTCTGACCAGTGCCCCCGTGCTCTATGTTCAGTGTTCCCTCCAGTGTGATGGTTCCAGTGCTAGTGATTGGACCGTCAGCAGTTGTGAGCCCAGTGTTGCCGCCACTGATGTCAACACTCTTGACTGTTCCTATGCTGTCAGTGCTGGTCAGTACGGTGTTGTCGCTGAACTGGATGCCAGTGTTTGTAGTCAACACCAATCCAGCAGAAGTCACAGTGTTGCTGGTGATAACTGGGTCAGTTGTATCGCTAGTGATTACTGGGATGCCAGCTACTGTCAGCGTATTGCCAGACACTGATAAGGGCACGCTGTCTATGTAGATGGTGTTGTTGGACACATACAGGCTGCGCCAAGGACTATCAACACTGCCCAAGTCATAGCTGTTGGCAACTGTTGGTATCATACTGCCGGGAACGCTAGTGTTACCACTGCTTTCCAGCGTGAACACCGCGTTGCCATTGATCAATGTATTGCTTGGGTCAGGGTTGCCATCACTGACTACCTTCCAAAGACCACTCACACTGTCAAACCACTCCAAGAACCCTGTGTTGGCATTGTAGAAGATGTCTCCACCAACACTGTGTGCTGTGTTAGGGTTTGCGTTGTATACTGGCAGGCGCAAGCGTCCGTTGATAGTGGTACTGCTTCTGACATTGACATTGGACACATCAGTGTATCCAATGTTCAGTGATTTGGTGCTGTCAGTGTTGATGTCAGTGTTGCCAGTGATGCTAATAGTTGTACTGTCAACCGTCAATTGTTCTGTCAAGTCGTTGTAGGTTAGTTGTGTGCTGCCGACCATTACGCCTGCTATGGTCACATTGGACCAATCTACCGCATCAGGGCTAGTCAGCACGGTTCCATTGAGACCAACTGCCAAGAATAGATTGTTGTAGCGACAAACACTGGTCAGATTGCTTGCTACTCTGGTATAACCCAGTGGTTGCTCCCAAGTGGTGCTGAAGTCTGTGCTTGTATAGATAGCTCCACTGTCTCCAACAGCAACATCAATGGTGTCCCCGTCAAACACTCCTGTGGTCACACTGGTCAAGTTCTCTGTGATAGTGGTAACTATTGGAACCCACACTGTTCCATCGGCGCTGCGTAGTATGGTGCCACCGTCTCCAACTGCCACATAGTAGCTACCATCGTAGACCACGCTGTTCAGGTTCTCACTGGTTCCAGTAGGAGTGACCAATACCCAAGTTGTTCCATTGCTACTGAACACAATAGTTCCATTGTCACCTACTGCTACCCATCCAATGCTTGACACAGCAACAGAGTTTAGATGTTGGCTTGTCCCGCTGACTACACTGGTCCAAGTGATTGCGTCTAAACTAGTTTGTATAGCTCCAGCATCACCAACTATGACATATCGTCCTCCGTCATATTGTGCGACACCGTTGAAGTTGCTAGGATCAGCAGGTGAGCGAGCAGTCCATATCAGACCATCACCACTGGTCAGCAACATTGAGTCCGCACCCACTGCTATGAATCCAGTTGCGGCAGCATATATCTGCTTGACTGCTGATGTTGGTGTGTATGTGGTCAGTGGCTCGCAAGTAACCGCGTCTACACTGGTCCACCATTGAGTGATGCCGCCTAGTACCCATAGTGTGTCATAGTACGCTGCTGCTGTCAAGCTATTCAGGCTTCTATACTGAAAGCTTCCATCCGTTCCAGCAGCGCCTGGGGCCGTGAACACCTGTGTGAAGTTATCGTTGATCTTCTGAAAAGCTAATCGTAGTGGATCTCCTGATCCATCATTTGGAAGTTCGCCTACATTGATTATCTGTTGAGTCATAGTTTTTACCCGTATTGTAGTATTTATCTGCTATGACAAATATGTATATGGCAATAGAGTAGGGACCCGAAGGTCCCTTTGATAGACAAAACCGAGTTGATCACTCTATATACGAAGAATATGATTCCTTCACATATCCACCAGTATTATGCATAGGCCAATTAAAGTCTCCAGAATTTTCAAGCATCAATCTCCAAGAGGTTGGCTGTAGATAACTATAATAGTCATCTAATGTATCTACTGAAAATGGACGTTTTTCATTAGTTGATATGTTGTACCAGTATTTGTTGAATCTACTTAATCCCTTAACTACTTCCATCATCATTTTAGAATGCACAGATCCTAGCATTAATGGAGATCTGTTTAATCTTGTTTTGAAGAACCATAGAATCATTGAAAATATCTTTTTGTTGCGATATTTTGCGGCAACATAAACATCATCTACTTCATTATTGCTGTTGGATAATGAACAGCATGCTACTAATACATCGTTGTCCCACAGTGAATAATATATTCCATCCAGCAGAACTCGATAGTTTTCAATATCTGCTATATGTTTGCCATGAGATAACCAGTGATCCTTATGTTTGTTAGCAAACTGTTCTGCTTGATTGGATAATTCAGGACCACGCATGGTCATTTCATCTAGTTCATTGATTTTCATTTTCTCTTTCTTCCTCCCAATTGCCACCCAGAGTCAAGATATTCTTGTAAAACGTCTTTTTTTATCTTCTTTTCTATTCCGTCTTTGTTTATGGATATATTTCCCAAAACTGCATTTCTAACATTGTCCGCGTGTCCCTCTTTCTTTTTCTTTCCTATTAGAGGTATTCTTCTCTTCTGTTTTTCTTCTTCGCTCATAGGACCTCTAACAAAACCTATCATAGCGTCACGCTTCTTTTGACTAGATTCCGCGCTCATAGTTCTTCCAATCTGTCGCAAACGCTTAGCCTCCGCAACTTCTGGAGATAGTACTCTGCCTTTGTTGCTTCGGCCGGCCTTTTTATATTTCTCGTCGTCTAACTTCTTGCCCTTATTCCAAGGCTCACGATCAGTCATTTTCTCGCTGTGCATCTTTCTCCATTCGTCGCGATTTCTTTCATAAGCTCTAACAATAGCGTATGATTTTGTTCGTCTCATGTGTTCCCCATAAACACCCATCATATTGAATGCGTAGATCATCTTGGATCTATTCTCGCCGTCAGTCATTTTTGTTAGTAGCCAGTGACACCAAGCGTGATCATGTCCGCTTAGTTTGACCAAATTGCTCTTATCGTCAGTTCCGCCCAAACTTCTAGGAATAATGTGATGAACTTCGCCAGGCAGTTTATGATCACTGATAGCTCGTTTTTTGATAATGGCCCAATACCATCTAGTGTATTTTGTATTGTTGAAGATTGCGTGATTTTCCATATACGTATATATCATTCGTCATTCAAAATGTTACTTTTCAGTAATATTATGTACATAATAATAATAATACAACATTTACTAACAAGTCAAACAATTTGAGCGAACTTAGATAAAATACGATATAAAAAGGGACCCGAAGGTCCCTTTTGTTTTAGAGACATTTCTGTCTCATTTTTATGAGCACATAAATTCCAATAATTATTGGAAAGTTACGTTAGTTATATTTATTTCACCAACGTAATCGGCTGCATTGCCAAACGAACTGGCAGTATTGGTAAGCTCAATGTATCCATATCTGGTCATGAAGCTTACGACTGGTTCGAAAGTGCTTGGATCCAACACAACACCACTGCTCATCAATGGAATGTATGGGCAGTAGAATGCTGGAGCATCAGTTTCGCTTGAACCTTTGTATCCAACTAGAACTGGAGTTCCTGTTGGAGCATATGAGTCAACGAATACGCGCATTGCGTTGTTCAGTGTACCAACTAGCTTGGTGTTAGTTGGAGCTTCAAATGTGCCCTCTGTTGTGCGAGCAAATGCTGAAGTTGTGGCGCTCTGTAGAACAGTTAGAGCCTCACTTGAAACAACGGTCCAGTTACCAGCACCACGACGGGTACGCTGGGCAATCAGGTTAGCAACACGATTGATTAGAACAGCTAGAGCAGCGTGCTCGTCACCAACGAATGTTGCGGTACCGCTAACGGTAGCCTGATTGTATGTGAACTCTGTTGCAGCTAGACTGCGTAGGCTCAATAGAATCTCTTGGTCGATTTCAGCGGTGATCTCTTGAGCTAGAGCAGCCATGATTTCGGCTTCAACGTCGATACCATGTTGGCTCTGTGCATCTTGAGCGGCTTCAAATGTCCAACGAGCCTGGAGCTTACGGCTCTTGGCTTCAACTGCTTGACGCAGAATCTGAACGCTGATCTGCTTGCCACCGTTGCCTTCTAGTGTTGCTGTATCAGCAGCAGTGTAGAATGGAGGTGTTCCAGCGGCCGTGGAAGTAGCAGCAGGAGTGCGTGAGTATGCTTGAGCAATCTTGAATGGGCTCAATGCTTCTTCACCAGCTACAACACTAGCGACGTTTTGTGGATCGCTAGCACCGTATGGGCCTAGATTCTGTGCGTAACGAACACGCAGAGTATGAATCTGACCAACTGGACCAGTCATTGGCTGTACACCTACTAGTTCGTTAGCGATAACGGTTGGCATCACACGGCGGATAACTGGTAGAATAACACGGTTTAGTGTTGCGATGTTACCTGCTGTGGTTGTTCCGGCACTGCTTTCTTGTAGTAGCTGCTTGCGGGTGTTCTCTAGAATCACACCCATTGTTGAACGGCGAGTTCCTTGGAGACCTTCTAGGAGGGCTTCCTTTGTTTCGCCCCAACGGCTCTCTAATAGTACTTTTGACATTTATCTTATCTCCTTGTTAATGTCTAATTAAAGCCCTGCCAGACGTTTAATCGCGATCACGTTATCACGTTCCTCGGCGTCAACTTCATTTCTCATGGCAGATTTATCACCAGTGACTACACTCTCAGAAATCATTTGCTTTTTATCAGCTACTGATTTTCCTTTCTTTGTGTCTAGTACGGCTGGCAAATACTTGTCGAAAGCGGCCTTCAGTTTTGGTGTCTGGACGCTTTCTAGTAAATCACGCATAACACTTGCTTTTTCTTCGTTTAGTGTACCTAACAGTTCTGTCATGGTCTTTTCACGAAGATTGCTTTCTTTGATTATGCGAACTTCACGTTCCTTGTTCTCAATAAGCACTTGTGCTTTCTTGAGTGTACTGATGGATTCAGATAGTTGCTTGTCTTTTTCTGATAACTTTTGTAGCAGCTTTCTGGTTTCTGCCTTCTCATTTAAATGAGTGGCACTGAATTCTGCTGCAAAGGCTTCGAATAGACGACGACCAAATTGACTCTCACGAGCTAGTTTGATGTCCTCTTTCAACTGTCCAATTTCACCCTTCAGATGCTTGGTAATATTTGCATTCAAGCGTTTTGCACTTTCAGCAATGAACTTGCTCTTTAGTGCTTGTAGCTGTGCTTTTGCTTCGGCAACTAGTTTAACTTTTGCTTCCACGACTGCACGCTTGTCTTGATCAAATTCACGAATTTCACGAGCCAATGACTCAACAACGAATGTTTCAAGCTTTTCGCGATGTTCGAACTGATTCTTACGATCATCACGAAGTTCCTTGATTTCTTCTGCTAGCTTTGTAACCATAAAGTTATTGAACTTTGCGGCTGCTTCGCGTAGTTTACGTTGAGCTTTAACACGATCTTCGTTCATTGCTTGTCTTTCTTCTTTGAATTCTGCAATCTCCGCAGAAAGACCAGCAGTTACCATGCGATCTAGGGCTTCCACCATTACATTTTTGTCATGTTCATATTTGCGTGCGAATTCTTCTCTTAATTCTGCACGAACTTGTTCACGAGCTTCGTTCAACTTTGATTCCCAGGCTTCGTTTATGGCGACTCCAACATCTTCGTTGATGATTCCGCTTTCAAGTAATGGTTTGATAGCATCTAGCATTTTATGCTTTCCCCTTGTTAGATTTTCAAATCCTTGATAAGACGAATTACTTCTTCTTTCAAGAATTTTTGGACCTTTGCATCTGAACCAGCACCTTTTAGATTATCCAATACACGATGACCATGACGCATGTTCATTAGTCCTTCGTATATTGCTTTTGGATAAGCGTTTGGGGCACTTGGTTGAGCTACAATGTCCACTGTGACGATTTCAAAGTCACTTACTTTGCCAGTAGTATCGTCTACGTTACCGCTTCCGCGACTACTCACACCTAGTTTGACTCCACTTTCCAACATAGTAGATACCAGTTGGCCCATTGGAGTCGGTAATATTTTCAGTTTTCCATAACCATTTGGACCATCCATCCACATGTTGTTAATCATGTGACTGACACGATCCAAGTTGATTTTAAGATCGTCTGGATGATCTACTTCGCCCAGAATACTATGACCTTCTCTGATTTGAGTATTGAGATCTTCTACAGCACGCTCAATCTCGGAAACGGGATAAACACGCTCATTGGCGTTCTTTACCCCACCCTGAATGAAGATGCCCTTCATGTATAGAGCCTTCATTTCTCCTTCCTTGACGCTTTCGACCACCATACTAGCGCGGTCGAAAGTCAAGTTTTCTCGTAGATATCGCGACATTTTAATGTCTGATCCTTACTTGATGATCTTCTTTTTGGAAGTTCTGCTCTCGGGAACTGGGCTCTTTGCCTTAACCATTTCATGTTTTGGCTTTGGAGCACTCTCGCCCTTGTCTACATTGCTTCCACCGCCTGGAGCATTCTTGAACTTACCAGCACCTGGTAGTTGTCCTTCACCCTTGGTGTAAGCATTGTGTGGAGCTTTTGGACCATTTGGAGTAGCTTCATGATCACCGCTGAATTTTACTGGCTTGCTTGCCATTCCAGTTTGTCCACTGTTTCCAGCAACTGGACTGTGAGCTTTGTGATCTTCATGCTTTGGCTTTGGAGCTGGCTTCATTTCTACAGACTCCATTACTTCTTCCTCTTCCTCTTCTTCCTCTTCCTCGTCATCTAGCTCGGCAGATTCGTCTTCTTCTTTGCTCATAAGAGCCTCAAATTCAGACATTAGTTCGTCTAGTTTGTCTTCTAGATTCATAATGTCTTCTTTAGTGGCTGGCTCTGTATCGCCCATATCTTCGTCATCCATGTCCATGTCTTCGTCACCCATATCGGTGTCCATTTCCATGTCCATATCTTCATCACCCATGTCATCCATTTCGGCGTCAACATCAACTTCCTCGTCGCCCATTGGAGTTTCCATGTCCATATCCATGTCCATTTCTTCGTCGGCTTCTTGTATGCCCTCCTCTTCATGCGAAATTTCTTGCATTAGATCCTCTACTTGGCTGTCTTCTGACATTAGGCTCTCATAAATTTCACGACTCTTTTCAACTACGATGTCATGAAACAGTTGTTCTGCGCGTTCTTGATCCTCATTCAGAATGAGATCAATTAACTTTTCAAATTTTGCTGTAGACATTTTTTCTCCTTGGCTAAATGGCTTACGCTGTATGTATTTACCAAATGCAAATAAAAAAGCGTAAAAACTGCTGTTTTTTTGCAGTTTTTACGCCGATAGTAGTACTATTCTAAATTTATAGTCCTGGACCTGCTGCTGGAGGACTATATTGTCTTCTTATCTTCTTAAGATTTTTTGCGCGTTCATATGCCTGAACTTCGTTCATTCTCCGAATTTTATTTATCTCGCTCAATGTTAAACGAGTTTTGCGTAGTTCGCCCCAACGAACCTGACTATGATCACTCTGAACATCTTGAAAATCAGTTGGGGCTTTATCGTAAAATTCAAGCAGAAGCATGCTTATTCCTTTTAGCTATTTATCATTAAGCTGGAGGGGGCGCTACCTCAGGACCTGCTGCTGGAGGCGTTGCCACTGGCGCGGTAACTTCTGGAGCTAATCCAGCTTCAGCTTCAGGAGTTCCTTCTGCTGATATAGCTTCTGCTGCTTCGGAATCACTTTCAATGTCGGCTGTGCTTAATCCAACACTGCGTAAGTCAGTTCCTTTTGGTTCAAGCTCATCTGGTTTGATACGCTCTTCTTCCCATAGCTTCTCATTCTTCTTGATTTCATCTTGACTCAATCCTAGAAATCTCTCAAGAGCAAATCTAGTGCTGATATATGGTAGAGCAGCCATTTGAGTAAATGTTTGAACTCTAGTGCTATCTAGTTCGCTTTGACGATATGCGGCAAAGTTCTGTGGGGGATTGAACCGCAAGCTGAACAGACCACTGTCTATGTTGAATCCTCTCCAACGCATGAATAGTTTGAACTCTTCGTCCAATTTTCTATCTATGTAGCCCTGCAATCTTTCGCAATACTGATTGAATCTATACTCTTGAATCAGTGCTGTACCTACTTTTCCATCTACTAGTGGGCGCTCACTGTCTTCTGGGCCTGTTGGCAAATAGCTACTAGGAATGCGAAGACCACGAGCTAGTCTGTTGTTGAAGTATTTTAGATCATCAATTTCGCCAAGATTTTGTCCACCAGGTAGAGTGGTAACATCACTACCACGACCATCGGCGGTCACTGGGAAGAAGTAATCCTCATTGATACTCAATGGATTGTATGTTGCATCAACTATTGCCTGTCCACCGTGTATGCTTGGAATTCTACGCTGATGTATTTCGTCTTTGATTCTGTTGACGAATTGCATAGCCATATGACTAGGCATGTTTCCAACATCAATCTTAAAGATTCTACGCTCTGGAGCACGAGCTATTCTATAGATAAGAATAGCATCTTCTAGCAATTCCTTTTGCTTGTATACTTTGAATATGTTCTCTAGTATGCTTTGTCCAAACGGCCAGTATCTATCAAGACCCTCTGTTAGTGATAGATGAACCACATGTTTAGCATCAATGGCATTTTCATTTATACCCAAACTGAATCTAGATCCAGTAGTTCCGTATGGTTCATTTGGAACGGTATAGCTGTATGGAGCACTGTAACCAGCGGTAGGTGGTTGAGCCTGAAAATCAGTAGTGGTCTTTTCGGCCATTGTCAAGTTCTGTAGATTAGGATTGATGTCCTTGATTACATACTGTTCTGGTTTCTTGCCCTCACTTTCATTGACAATGACTTTGACTACCTTGGTCATATCAACCCAGTATAGCTTAAAGTTTTCTGGATCGCGAACGAATACCTGATCACCGTACTTAACAGTGTTTCTGAAAATCTTGAAAATTCTAGTGTCTAATTCATTCAGAGTACACCATTGTTTAAGTTGCTTTCTGATTAGTTCAACTTCTGTTGTAGTTGGTTCTTCATTGAACTTGATATCAAATGGAGTGCCGTTATGTTCATTACTCTGTGTTGAGAATTCTGCCAGAATATCCAAGCATGCGTTGATTTCAGGATCCACATCCATCATTTCATACTGATTATAACGCTCAATACGATTTGGATGTCCAGTGTATACCTCTGGTAATCTACTCTGATAATTTCTGTATGCAAAGTCATTGGTCCATGCTCCAGTTTGAGCATTGCCCATTCCTGCATTCCATGCACCAGTAGTACTGTTAGTTCCACTTATAGGACTTAACGAGCCGTGTGGATTTGTAAATTTACGCTTATATGCCATATTTTCTGCCAGTATCGTATTTATGATTTAGGCTAATCTATCAAAAACATTGCTTAACAATGATGTTTGACGCTGTGTTGCGCTGATCAATGCGTCCAATTTTTCACTGATTGCATTATTCAATGACACTGGAATTGATCGTCCGTCTGGCAGAGGAACAACAGCTTCTGATCCAGCTTCACCCATTAGACTCAAAGTAGGATTATGTATTGTTCCGCCGTCCGCGAATGCTTCCACATGCATATGTGGTCCAGATGCCATAGATGTTTTAAAGTTATATTCGTCAAGAACATTGGCAGCACCCATATTTTTAATTTGAGCAATTAGATTTTGTCCTTCCTCAGGAGTTATTTTCTCTCCCTTAAGCGTAAAATCAAAAGCTCCACCAAGTGGGTGTTTGCTTCCGGGAGCGCGCTGGTGATTATCATTGAATGATGTGAACTGATCAAATCTATCTTTCAGTGCATTTTGAACTGTACTAGCTAGTCGTAGTGTAGCCGGAGATATATATGCACCATCTCTATGAGCAGAATCTTTTATCTTCAATCCCATTTTTTTCAGATCTTCTTTAGTATATCCAGTTGACATTCCGGCAGATCCGTATTCAGATATATCTTGATCTCTTAATTCGGCTCTTCTTTGCTGTATTGATTCTAATTGTTTCTTTTTATCTATTAAATCTTTAGATTGAGCCAATCCCATAGTTCCAGATTCAGATCTTTTTTCTAATGAGGATATTTCTGCTCTTAATGCGCGCTCTTGCTTTCTTAATTTTAATGGTTCTGATAAAGGTTCTCCAGAGAATTCTAGTAATTTGTCACTTATCTCTTCAAGAGAGTCTGAAAAGAATTTCATAACTTTAGGAACAGTACTTACTGATAATGTTAATTGCTCAATATTATTTTGTAAATTGTATAAAGAATTTTTAGTGTCGGCAAGTGCTCTGTTTTCTTTATCTCTTCCTTCCGTTGCTGCTTTTTGAGCTTCTTTTATTTTTTCCTCGGCTTCCTCTTGAGTTATTGCTCCAGAATTTAGTTTATCACTGATATTAGCCAGTGCCACATATAGTCCCGTGGGGGCAGATTCGGTTCCTATTATTGAAGTAAGTTGTTGTACTCTATCTTTTGTAATGGTAGTTGATTTTGCCAAGTCTACCATTGCTTTAGTTCCCCCAAGTGTTCCTGCGCGTAAATTTTCCACGAATTGTTGAACATTTATTCCTCCTTGAGATAGAGCTATAAATGCTTTTTGAGCAGCGTCGGTAGATGGGATCCCAGCACTTGCTATCAAATCTTTCATTCCCTCTTCCATATCTGGACCAAGTACTCTTAATTGTTGCAGAAATGATTGAATTCCTTGTTGCGCCGTATCGCCTAAAGTAGCAATTCCAGCACGATATCTAGCGTCTGATAATCTGGACTCTAAATCTTTTCTGACTTGTTCTCTTGATAATCCAGTAAGTTTAGAAAGTTTATCTATTTCTAGTGCATATTCTTTGGAACCCTTTGCCAGTTCTGTGTTGCTTTTCCCAGCTAGTCTGCCTGTTTTAGCCAGCAGATTCAAATAATCTAATTGTGTTTCACTGTATTCGACGGCGCTCATACCCAAACGCTGCAATTCTCTGCGCGCATTTTCGCTTTCAAAAGCTAAACCCTCAAATTTAACTCTACCTCCGATAGCAGAACCACCAAAATAAGCCAATTCTTTACTGTACTTTCCCAAAACTTTAGAGGTATCCTCAATATTAAGTTTGGTAGCCGCCATGGCATTCTTAAAATCAGTAGTGGTGGTTACTATTCCTACTTTAGAAAGCTCTTGATAATTAGAATAAAACTTATCAAAAGTTTGTATTATGTAACTAGCAGCTTGCCCGAGAGCTTTTGTTGCTCCCTCAAGAAATCCGCCGAAAACTGGAATCTTTCCTAATAATCCACCCATTGCTCCAGCAACGGCTTCTGTTGCTGTAGCCAATCCTTGAAAACTTCCTGATCCCTGTCCGAAAGCGCGAACAGTGCCACCAACGGCGTTGGACAATGCATTCACGGCTTTTAGTTGCTTATCATATAGATCTTGCGAGCGTTTTTTGGCGTCGGCATCACCCTTTTCGCTTGCTTTTTTAGAATCTATAATTATGTCTCCAGTTGATTGAACATGATCACGAAGATCATCAAACAACTTTATAAACCCGTCTCTGATTTCATCAAAATTGTCAGCCATTTTTTCTCTCTATAAATACAATACATCTATTTATGTATATTTATTTTAAGGATCAATATGAGTTCTAACCCCCTACAACAATATTTTCGTCGCCCAGTAATGTACTTTGAGCTTCCGAGCAAGGGAAAATATTATGATCGCGGCACAGTAGATATTCCTCCAAATAATCAATTAGCTGTTTATCCAATGACTGCTATTGACGAGATTACCGCAAGAACGCCTGATGCACTTTACAATGGGGTAGCTCTTGTAGAAATCATCAAAAGTTGCATTCCCTCTGTTAAAAATCCATGGGAGCTTAACTCAATAGATCTAGACGCTATTACCATTGCTATAAAAATAGCCAGCACTGGTGAAGAAATGGATTTAGACACCAAATGTCCATCATGCGAGGAAGAATCAAGATATGGAATCAATCTAGTAAATCTACTGGGACAACAACATGAAGTTGATTATGATGATGTTCTTCAAGTTGGGGATTTAAAGATCAAATTCAAACCATTAACTTTTGCAGAAATAAACAAAGTCAATATCAATCAATATGAAATTAGAAAACTTTTAGTAATATTGCAAGATTATGAAGACACCGAAGAACAAAAAGATTTGATAAAACAGAATCTCAAACGAATGAATGAATTGATGACTGATATGATTGCTCAAACGATTGAATGCATAATGACGCCGCAAACAATCGTATCCGATAAGCTATATATTCAGGAATATTTACTGAATTGTGATAAAAATGTCAATAACTTAATCAGAGATAAAAGTGTGGAAATGAAAGAGAAAAATTCTCTTAAACCAATTGATATTAAGTGTATACATTGTGGTCACGAATATAAACAATCCATAGTCATTAATGTAGTAGATTTTTTCGATTAAGGCTTCTTCATCTTAACATGGATGAGATGAAGAAGCTGGGCGAAGATATGTGGAAAGATGCCATGAATATCAAGTTCACCGCACAACGGCTTGCTTGGTATATGCGAGGTGGCATCTCAATGAACGATATATTGAACATGAGCACTGATGAGTTCAATAATCTCAATAAAATCATTGAAGACAATCTAGAAACTACCAAGAAAAGCAAGATGCCCTTCTTCTAAACATAGTATATCACGAGACCATACTCCGCCCAAAATCCTAGAAGCAAAATTAAGCAGCAATGTCTGCTTGTTTTCTTGTTAGGATTAAACCTACTCTGTTATACATGTTTGCTTCAGTTCATCTTAATAAAATCCTGGATCTACGATGAGCTAACGCTCATCAGCCAGAGGCATTAATGCCTCTGGCTTTCTTTATCTCTAACTGAATAGAATCAATCAGAGATAAAAATGAATTGGTCATCAAGCGAAGCCTGATGACCAATTCAGGTCGTTGAGTAAGCGAAACGACCTACTAATATAATACAAGCAGTTATTATTAGTTGTTGAACTGATGTTTAATTCATTCACTGATAATGTATTCTAGTCATTTAAAACGGAGAATGAAAAGACCTACAGAAAAAAATCTGTATAACAAAGGCCCCGATTGTTTATCAGCATACCGATTGGTGTTCTCATCACCGACGAGGGTGTTCTTCGGCGCAGTTGTTTGATTCCATCTAGAATCAATCTCTATTGAGTAAATAGAGCCTGCTTCTTTCTCGTCTCGGGATAGATTATTTTACGGTGTTGATCACTCTAACCGGAGCATCAGTGATTGTAGCAATTACATCGCTTCACCGAAGCTCATCTATCAGCCTTTTATACCCTTGGCTGGGACAGCCGCCTGCTATTAATCCTATAGCAGTGATATTAGTCCACAACATGTGTTAGTCCTAATATCCGGGTGGGTCAGGTCATAACCCCAATAATTTTTGTGCGTGTGTGTTAAGTATTGTAAACAATGTTTTAAAGTGTGTTTTCAGGAAGTTTTTCTACAAGAGTTTTTTTGCCAGATAGAGTTTTTACTTTGTAAAGATTTGATGTAAAGAATTTTTCCAATTCACAGATGATCCAAGCGTCATAGTGATCACTGTGATACACAAAATGATTATATGATATATTCCAATTTAGATTGGATTGAACTGCCACATAGCGACCCTTACGATTGAACTTCATGAATAAGATATTCAGATCATCAGGATCGCTAGCAGTCATTAGTTGTTTGATCCATGATTCCAATTGCTTGGATTCATCAAACAACTGATGAAACTGAAAGTCAGCATAGAACTTTACCTCTGCGTTGAAGTTCACAAAGCTTTGTCCAGGAACAATATCTCCCTTGAAGCTTCTTATTTGACCTTCGTGCAGCATCTGTTTACGATGACTATTAGTTCCGCCAGTATAGGCTCCAGAACCAGGAGCACGAATGAAAGGCTCGCCGTATATCTCGGATAGATACTTGGCTATCTCTCGCTCAAACCCTGATCCCTTGATCTTACTAGCAGATGGCATAACTTTACTTATCAATTCTACTCTATCGCGGCAAATAATTACTCACTGGTATCATAACTTGTAAATCCTGACTCCTTGATCACCTTTAATACACTGTTTACTCGTCCAACTAGCTCATCTTTATGACTTACTAGCCAGATACTTTTGTTTCGTCGTCTGACCATGTCTTTCAACAATGCCAAACTGTTTTCTGTTCCAATAGTATCCATACCACTATCAATCAACTCGTCAATGAACAGCATATTGCACGATGAGTATAAGCTTTCCCATACATCACGAAACGCAAAACTCAAGGCAATAATAAGCCTGTTCATCTCTCCGCGACTCAAATTATGAAAATCAAGATCTCGTCCAAGTTCAGTGATCTCAACGCTCAAATCGTTCTGAAACACAACCTGATGTGGAAGACCAATCTTCTCTAGATAGTAGGTCAATCGTCCATTCAAATAGCTCAAATTCTGCTCAATGATACGCTTGCGAACAAAACTTTTTTTGTTAGTCAGCAGATCAAGCAAATACTCCTGATGCTGTAGTACTTTGGTCAATCTGTTTAGCTCGTCAAAATCGATCGTCTGAATACCAGTTCTACCCATCTCTTCTATCTGTTCAGCATAGGGATCAGATTCACTGTGCTTGCTCTCAATCTGTTCTACCAATGCAGTGAGTTTAGCACTGTGCTTGTGTGCCTCTGCCTCGGTATCATAATGAGTAGCTGGAGGAGAACCTTCTACAGTGACTGCGTTCTCTAACAACTGTTCACTATATGGATCACACTCCGCACGCTTTGACTCTAGCTGCTGTAGCAGATTAGCAAGATCGCTGCTATGCTTGAATGCCTGTTCTTCAGTGCTGTATATCGTAGTTGGGCGCAGTGGCACTAGAACTGGATTAGCATCATGCTCTTTCAGTTCAGCAGCAATAGTGTTAACATGAGCAACAGCCTCGTCATGATCAGCTATCTTTTTGGCAAGAACAGTGGCCTGGCTATCGTCGTGAAAATCCTGCCCACACGCATAGCACTTATGCGCTCGCAGCTTGGAAATCTCTCCCTCCAGCTTGCTTACTAGTTTAGTCTCCTTGTCTAGATCTCGTTGTAGTCGCGACAGCTTCGCGGCATGTTCCTCATTATCCTTGACACGCTGCGAATATACTGCTAGCTGCTTGTGTGCCGCAAGTTCAGCAGCAATGTCAATCCGCTGTAGTTTGGAAATCTTCTGCTCTAATGTAGAGATGTCTGCGTTCTTGCGATCTAGCCAGGTAGTTTGACGAGCAAGCAATGCGTTATACTTGTCAAGTTTCTCGCGTTTGCTGTTATATAACGCCAGTTGACGATGAGCCTCCAGTTCCTGTTCAATATCAATCTTGCTCAACTCGGTATAACTATCAGCCAGTTTGTTTAGATCCTCGTCTCGCTTTGCTAACCACAAACGCTGACGCTTCTTCAAGCTCTCGATCTGCTCTTGAATTTTGGAGTTAGCTTCTTCAATTCCATGAATTCTAAACTCTTCTCGCTGAATTTGCTCTTTGGTAGTTTTGTTCAAGTCCTTGATAGCATCAGCCTTTTCGCTCAACAGTGTAATCCCAAGCAATTCTTCAATGATGGTTCGTTGATCTGATACCTTCATTGCAAGAAAGGGTTCATTGTAGGTATTCAGTGCCACAACTTGCCTGAACATATCAGGAGTCATGCACAGAACACCTTCAATAACATCCTGTGTTTCACGACTGTCACCCTGACTGTCATTAGATGATACTTCTTGCTCTTGATTGTTCACATAGAACTTCAGCACATTAGGCTTGCGACCGCGAACAATTTTGTAATCAACACCGCGCATGCTGAACTCAATAGTGACCAGCATGTTCTTGCCGTTAGTTCTGTTGATCAAATTATCCTGTTTAATCTTGTTGATTGGTGAGCCAAACAGAGCATAACTCAATCCTTGCACAATCGTGGTTTTTCCCGTGCCATTTCTAGCACCATCACCACCAAGATCAAGATTCTCTCCTAGAATAAGAGTCAGGTCTTTACGATTGAAATCTATTTCTTGTGTCACTGCGCCAATTGACAGAAAGTTTTTTAGTGTTAGTTTTTTGATTATTAGCATGTTATAGGTTACGATAGATATCTAATAGCAGTTGCTTGTCAAATGATCCTTGCTGCAACTGTTCAATTTGACTGATGATTATACTGTCAACGCTTTCAAAATGCAAATTAGAATAGTCCGTATCATCCTGTCCTAAATCTATTTTGGCAGGAATCAAGGTCATTTCTCGTAATTTATGTTTTGGCATCAATGTCTCCTTGACATAGCTACTTTCTTCATATGATATATCAATATCAATGTTGATCTTGACATGCATTCCTGGTTGCAACAAATTGTCAGTATCGTTCAATACACTGCTCAAATCATACACACGAAATCTAGGTTGATCGGGCCATGACACGAATTTGGGAGGGCTTCCCCACTCTAGAATCATCATCCCGCGATCATCGTCACCAGCATCAGCGTAATTGTGTGGGAAACAATTTCCAATATAGACAACATTTTTTCTTTGCTGTCGTTTATGAAAATGTCCACTGAACACGGTTTCAAATCTATACAGATGATCGGTTTGCAGTTCTCCATGATCGGGCATCTCGACCATAGCATTCATATAGAAATATGGTAGCTCAAAATGTCCGAATAGATACTTACCGTGCATCTTTTCCAGAACTTTCCATTCGTCATGAACTAACCATGGAGCAATCACTACACCATCCTTTTCATAAAAATCATTGACAATGGAGACATTTGGAAGATGACGAGCCCACTCCACACTATGAATATCGCGCCTGTCTTTGTAATACAGATCATGATTTCCGGGAATGAAATATACATGCTTGAACGATTCATTCAAGCGTTCCAGAGCACGCAATCCGAATTGCAATGTCTGTATGTTGATGCTGGCACGATGATGATTCCAGTCACCCAGAAAGAAGCATGTCTCGCAACCATTTTGCTTGGCTGTCTTTATGAACCAATTGATGAAATTGGTGCAATCCATATTGTGCTGAACACTATTGGATTTTAGTCCCCAATGTAGGTCCGTAAATACCGCTGCTCGTTGAAATAATTGAGCCATCTAGATCCTTTGAAGTCAATAACATTACTACAATAACAAAAGCCTTGAACTCAAGTCAAGGCTTTTGAGTAATACTTCTACCTAAAAGTTAATCATCATAATGATGTCCTCCATCTCCGCTATATTGTCTGGTCCAACTTGGAGATAGATTATTCATTTCCAATATATCATCTCGTAGATTCTGATTGCGTTTCTCCGAGTTTAATACTCGTCTAAAGCTATTATTGATGGCTGCGGTATAATACGCGAATGGATTCTGACTTTTGGCTTCATTGAAACGCAAGCCAACATAGGTTAATTGAAGAATAGCAGATCCGCGCATCTCATCGTTATAGGTATAATTGCGCCAGTTATATCGCATGGCATACTTCTCGCACAGCATCAAATACATTTTGGCTAACTTTGGAGTGACATCTCCATGGTCTTTGGAAAATTCTCCAGTGTTAATGTCTCCTCGCCAATGAGATTTGCCCACACAAATCAAATTGTCATTGTCATCAAACTTATAATGTTGAAATGGAGGGAAATTAACACGAATATGGACCATATCGCTCATGCCCATCTCTTTAGCTAGTTCTGGGTCTTCTAGATCCTCAAAACTGGGTTCTTCGTCTTCAAACTCAAAGATGTCTTTGGCTGTTCGCTGTTTTACTGATTTTCTGGGCTTTTTTGGAGCTACTGGTATATGATCCCAGGTCATTACTCTGAATATAAGATCTGTCTTTTTTATATCTGATTCTTCTAGTTTTTCTCGTGCTGCTCTGCACTCTATTGCCTGCTTTATCGTTTCTGGTCTGCAAGCATATTCCAAATTTCTCTCAAGAACACTGTTGTCGTCTATATCCACAATGTAGTCATATTGATGATATTCTGGATTGACAAAGCTGCAATATGAGTTTTTGCTTAAGTGTATCTCTTTGAGAATATCCTTGTTGTTTAAATAATTGATGGGTTTTTTGATTGTTGGTGTCATAGATTCCGTTGTTAAAAAAATATTATAACATAACTTTTTGTTATGTCAATAGATAAAAGTTATCACGGCACAAAAACTACTACTTTATTTAGCAGCTAAATACTAATAAGGACAATGCTATGAGTATTAGAAAGACAACTGATGATTGGAAATTAGTTAAAACTGGTCAGCAAGAGAATTTAAATCTTGCCAATCAGTATCTTGAAAGTGCTGCGGAATCTGCTGATCCATTACAAGTAGGGGTTGCAGAAACTCAAAGAGCTTCACAGGCTCAAACTGTGGCGACTGTAGATCAGCAAGTTCAACTAGCAGAGCGGGGTGAACCTGGCACGCAGACGAATAGTCCTCCAACATCTGTAGAAGTCACTCCGTTAACTAGAGATACTATACCACGACGCAACGAGTTAATCGTTGAAACAACAATACAGATTCCCGGTGAAGCTACAGAAACTCCCCCAATTCCAAGACAACAGGCAGATCTTGGTGAGCTAGGAATTAACACAGATCTTCCGACCGGCACTGGAGGATTACTAGAAGATGCCCCATTTGACGAATTCTCTAGAGTAGACACTCAAGTAGCAGCAGTAGCAAGAGAACAGGCAGATCTTGGTGAATTAGGAATTAATACTGACTTGCCAGTTCCCAGAGACATAACAACTCCATTTGACGAATTCGCCAGAGTAGATACTCAAGCAGCAGCAGTAGCAAGAGAACAAGCAGATCTTGGTGAACTAGGGATTAATACTGATTTGCCAGTTCCCAGAGATATAACAACTGTATCTGACGACTTCACTGGAGTAGATCAACAGGTAGCAGCAGTAGCAAGAGAACAGGCAGATCTTGGTGAGCTAGGGATTAATACTGATTTGCCAGCTGGTACGCCAGGTGGTCCAGCAGTTGTCCCTATAACAGGAGGAGTTCAACAGGCTACAAATTCCAATATTGCGACTAGAGATGTCAAGGGCATTGATTGGCGATTTAGAATTAGTTTGAGCAATGAGGCTAATTATCTTTATATGGATGAATCTATAACATTTGAGAATTCATTGTTATATCCGCTTAAAGCAACTAATGGAGTCCTATTCCCATATACTCCAAAAGTAGATGTCACATATACTGCGAATTATGATGCGACCGAAATAGTTCATTCAAATTATAAGTTTTATAACTACAGAAATAGTTCAGTAGAGAATCTATCAATCACTGGTGACTTTACTGCACAAGATACTTACGAAGCTAATTATATGCTTGCTGTAATACATTTTTTCAGAAGCGTCACTAAAATGTTCTACGGCAAGGATAATGATCCTAGAAATGGAATTCCTCCTCCACTGTGCTATATAAACGGTCACGGAACATATGCCTTCAATAATCATCCCTGTGTAATAACTAGCTTTACTTTGAATTACCCATCAGATGTAGATTATGTTAATGCCAGAATTCCTATTGGTACATTACAGGGTGCTCCAACTTATAATAAACCAGTAGTAGGCCCTCCTAGCAGAGTTCAAAGATTATTAAATCTGTCCAGAACTGGTGTAAATACTGGAGGAGTTAGAGCATCTCCAATATTCAGAACACCAGTAGATAATACTTCTGAACTAACTAGAGTTCCATCAAAACTATCAATAACTATACAGGCACTGCCAGTGGTAACTAGAAATGATTTGAGTAATAACTTCAGCTTGAGAGAATACGCTACTGGTGCTTTACTTCTGCCAACTAGAAAGAAATTAACAGCCAAGAAAAGCGTTGGAGGATTTTGGTAATGTACAGTACATCTAGCCCATACTATGATTCAACGATAGTTAATCAGCAATATTTAGATGTGATGATTAACAGAACAGTTGACTTCAATCCAACTGATGTATATTGGACAATAACTCCTACCTATCATTTAAGACCTGATTTGCTGGCCTATGACTTATACAGCGATGGAAAATTATGGTGGGTATTTGCTCAAAGAAATCCAAATGTATTAAAGGACCCACTATTTGACTTTGTTCAAGGAGTAAAAATATTTATACCAACAAAAGATTCATTAATAAGTACATTGGGGCTGTAATATGATACCATATAATGAAACTGATGATGCTCTAGCAAGACAATCATCCAATGATACTAATTCAAATAATACAATGTTAACTACTGGATTAAGAAAAAATAATCCATTGAGTGACTTTAGTAGCTATGTATATCAATTAACATTGTATATGTGTACTCCAGAATGTATTTCCAGATTTGCTTTGGAAGAGAGATTTGCACCCAATGAAAAAGAAAATTTCATAGTTGCTCAAAGCGGAGGAATAAGTGAAACTGATTTGCGAGCACTAACATATGATGGTAAATTAACAAGTGACGGAACTTCAGGGCCTGGATACGATTATTATATTGATGACTTGGTATTTGAATCATTTGCTCCTGCTGGAAGTAGACCTACGATAGAAACGAAATTTAATTTCAAAGTTGTTGAGCCATTGGGTTTTACTCTTCTTACAAAAATGAGTGAAGCTGCTAAACAAATAAACAATTTAAGTTCAGTAGTTCAGCAAAGAGGAAGTAAACCAAATCTATTCCAGCAACATTATGTATTGGGAATTAAATTTTTTGGTTATGATGAGAACGGAAATCTAATGTCTGTGAGCGATCTGACCAATTCTAAAAATCCGACCACAAAAGAATACGCACATTTTCAAAAATATTATTCTTTAGTGGTGTCAAAAGTCACTTTTGTAGTAGATGGCAAAGCTGTAGTATATAATTTTGAAGCATATTACATTCCATCATTGATACCATTTTCTATTACTAGAGGGACTATAAAAAGTAAAAGCGAAATAGTTGCCGGGACCGTGGGAGAAGCACTGCTAGGTAATAGTGCTGTTAGTGGAACTAGTAGTTCTCGTAGCCTTGTTCAGATTTTAAATGAACAACAATTTGACGAAAAAGATACCAACAGAATTAAGTTAACAAACAAATATAACATTAATTTTATAGATGACGATATAAAAAATTCTACATTGCTGGATGATGACGAATATGATTTAAAAAATGTGCCAATGTCCAGTGTTAAAAATACTAAAGAATCAAATATTAAGATATCTAAAAAAACAGTTACCTATAACAATGTTAAAAAACAGATAGCGATTAATGAGGGTACTCCAGTTCTGTCAGTCATTGATAATATCATTGCCAAAAGCGATTATGTAGCTAAAGGATTGACCACCGTAAATAATCAGGCTATAGAGACGGCATCTAGAGATAAGCAGAGTAATACTGAATTGACTTGGTATACAGTGATTCCTGTTGCCACTCCTATAGGATGGGATAACACAAACAATACTTGGGTATATGAAATTACCTATAATATTCAAAAGCATTATATTCCATATATAAGAACTCTATACAAAAACAGATCCAATGCTTATTATGGTCCTCATAAAGAATATAACTACATATTTACTGGACTCAACACCGAAGTTATTAGCTATCAGGCAGAATTTAATACATTATTCTATGTAATACAATCAACTAGTACTACTAATGATAATCCAAACAAACAAAATATAGATCCTGCCGTCAATATATACACTCAAGGGGGAACTAATAGTTCGTTGAATCAGGGAAAAATAAACAGAGGAAGTGAAATAGCGTCAAATGTTAAATCAAATCTTAATAATATTGCTGACTTGGCAAAGGCAAACATTACGATAATGGGAGACCCTGACTTTTTATCGCAGGGAATATCGGCCACCGCAAAGTTTTCCAGTGAATTTTATCAACGCCTGTACGGAACAGATGGTTACAGTATAAATCCCTATGGAGGGCAGATCTTCATTGAAATAATATTTAAAGCCGCTGAAGATTATCAAAGTAATGGATTATTAGATGTAAATGATTCTATAAGTTTCTATGAGAAAAATGTGGCCGCAAAAAAAGCTGGAGTTAAGGGCATAGTTTATAGAATAGTTAAAGTAGTCAGTACTTTAAGTAAAGGTCGTTTTACTCAAATGATTGATGCAATAATAGTGTCAGAAAAAGAGCTTGGATTCAATAATTCGGAGATTGAACAAAGAGAAGTTTCGGAATCATCCAATACAAGTTCGGAAAGAAGTTCTGAAACGCCAAATCAATTTGATTCTGAAACCAGAAGACTTGCGTTAACTACTCCTCCAATTTCTGAAGATCAGTCAGAGGTGGAATCTAATAGACTTGCTCGTTTAAACTTGGAATTGCTTCGTGCTGAAGGTGAAAGACCAATTCAAACACAAGATACTTTTTCTATCGCAAACAGACAGTCTGCTGGTCAAAAATTGCCAGTATTCAGATTTCCTGATTTATTTAACAGTGGAACAGATAATCGCTCTGTTAATCAGCGCCTGCGAAACTTATTTAATAGAAACAGATCTACTCCTGAGATTTAATAATTATGGCAAATGATTATCCATCATACGAGGGAACTCCTCAAATATACAAGGATGATAGAGGAAAATCCAATCTAATTAATCATCCAGTTTTGGCAATTGTCAAAGATAATATAGATCCTGTTCATAGTGGGAGAATTAGGGTTTATGTGTCAAACTTTGGGGGAATAGATCCGGACAATGACAAAGATTGGATTTGGGTCAATTATATGAGCCCTTGGTTTGGGTCAGTGATTCCAAAAAAGAATAGTAAAAATTCATCTGACAATAAGTATGGAGAGTACATAGGAAACCCAGTTAGCTATGGAATGTGGGCAAGTGCTCCCGATATAGGATCCACCGTTATCTGTATATTCATTGATGGTCGTCCTGATCAGGGATATTATATTGGAGCCACTCCTAATCCTGGATTACATCACATGGTTCCTGCTATTGGATCTGCTACTGGATTCGTTCCCAACACTGTAGAAGCAACTACCTATGCAGATGCCACTATATTGCCAGTATCCGAAGTAAATATTGCTAATAACTCCATAAGAAATAGCACATCCATATATACACAACCAAAACCAGTACATAGCTATCAGGCAGCAATATTAAGTAAACAAGGACTGATAAGAGATCCAATACGCGGAGTAATTACTAGTAGTAGTCAACGAGAAACTCCTAGTAGAGTATTCGGAATCAGTACTCCAGGATCAACAATATATACTGGGGGATATACTAATTCTACAATTGCAAAAGCAGCAGAGACAGCAGATCAAAGTAAGCTACAGGTCGCCGCCAGAACTGGTGGACATTCAATAGTATTGGATGACGGTACTGTTACCGGCAAAGATCAGTTAATGAGATTTAGAACCAGTGCTGGTCATATGATTATGATGAGCGACAGTGGACAAAGTATATTTGTTATACACAGTAATGGTCAGAGTTGGGTTGAGCTTGGTAAAGAGGGCACTGTAGACATTTGGTCTAGTAATAGCTTTAATGTTAGAACTCTGGGAGATATAAATTTACACGCTGATCGCGATGTTAATATTCACGCTGGTAGAAACTTGAATATGTTTGGAACTAATATAAAAGCACAATCTGATGCTAATATGAGTTTACTATCTGCCGGCAACTTCACTGCACAACACGGCGGAAAATATAGTATGAAAGCTGCTGGGACTATGAGTTTGCAAAGTTCTGGTACTGCTAGCTTTATGTCTCTACTAGGTCAAAACTATATTAATGGTCTCAAAATAAATCTAAACAGTGGAGTTGGCCCGCAACCTGATAATGTCACAGAATTAACTCCAACAAAGCACGAAGACACAGTGTACAGTCAACAAGTTGGGTGGATGTATCCTAGTCCCAATCCATTAGTAAGTATTGCTAGTAGAGTGACTACACATCAGCCCTATAGTGGAGCCAACAAGGGTGTTGATATACAAATTAATTCACAGGTAGCTCCAAGTGCTGGCACTACTAGTGATCCTACACTAATGGCCGTTAATGCTGCTGTTCCTCCAGTGCCAAATACTCCAACAAGAGAATCAGCAATAGCAACCGTTAGTGGAGTAGCTCCAGTAGTAAGTCAAAATAATACTGTATTAAGTAGATCTACTGTTGGGGCATTGATATCTCAACAGGCAGCTACTGCCAGTGGATTAAGTGAGAGTGAAGCTGCTAGCAGAGGTACTATTCCAAATACATTGACTGGACTATCAGTTCGTCAGGCTGAAACTGGTGGTGCGATAAAAGCTGGCAGTGCAGAGTTTGCAAAAAGTTTGTTAGATAAAGGATTATCATTTACAGAAGCCGGAAAAGTATTAATGACTGGAGCTTCTGGAATACCTACTCCACAATCACTGATTAACAATGTACAGCAGCAGGTCACTACTATTAGTCAAAGTCTTCAGACAGAGACAAATAATTTATTATCCAATGGTCTGCGATCAATATTAAATGGAAATCAAAATCAAACTGCTGGAATCATTAATGCTGCTTCTAATTTAGGTGCTAGCACAGTGACTAGTGTAGTAAACAATGTACAGTCAGCTATATCTGGAATAGGAACAAGTATTAGCACACAAATATCTCAAGTGGGATCTCAATTAAGTACATTTACGCAGAGTATCACCAATGGACAATTTGTAAGTAATCTGCAAAATAAATTAGTCGGTGGTGTCACTGATTTCGCTACTGGCATTATTGGAGCAGGCGTTAGTAAAATATTCGGAGGACTTGGCGGAAAAATTAAAAGTATTGGGTCAGTGCTTGCTGGACTTCAACAATCTGCTCAACAGAATTTTCTTGCTGCACAGGCTTCATTTAAAGCATTAAAAGCAAATGTCCCTAACTATCCAGATAACAGACCTGAACAAACTACATCAGAATATGTTGCTCTTGTTGATGCATTAAGCAGTAAACAGAACACAATATTAGAATTAGAAAAGGATTTAATCAGTGCCAAGAGAGCCGCTAGAACAAATCCTAATACTGAAAATGAAGCTAAAGTAATTGAAATAGAAAACTTGCTAGGACGAAATAAACAACAACTGGCTCAAATCAATGCACAAATATCTTCTATAAATGTTAGCTCAACTATAGGAGATATAGCACAAACTGGCAATTTGGTTGATAAGTCGGTGTCTAACATTGTTAGTAATGGAACCAATGCTGTAGATACCGTCAAAAAATTAGTAGATCCAAATAATTTAGTTGGAAATCTATTAGGTAAAGTTCCACAGCCAGTGGCAAAGATATTATCAAAAGTAATAGGCGGAGGCGGAGTAAAACAAGCAGTATTGGCAGAGGGAACTGCGCGCTCAACCACTGTTGCCGAAAATGCCAAAACAGCACAATTATTTAATAATCCAATTATTCCTCCTCTTGAATTTGGAACTGAATCCAAAGATATAAATCCTGATGATTATCTACGAGAACAAAATGTAGTGCTCAATAAGATCAAGGAGTTGACTGCTAAACAACAAATTTTAGAAACACAACTGGATCAACTCTATATTCAAACTCAATCATCTACTTCTGGGGAACAATTTTCTAGAATGAATGATATAAGATCTCAATTATTGGAGATTGAAAATCAATTAATAATAGCTGAACTAGAATACACACGACTAATAAGTTGATAAATATAATATGGCCACATACATCGGATTCAGTACACAAGAAATAAACCAACGCAGATCATTAACTCAATATGGTCAAGATGGTGTTGGAACTATTACTCAACAACCCAAGATAGGAAAGAAGTTTAGATTGGTTGATGAGCAGTTGGTATTGCGAGATTTTCTGAATGCATTTAATATCAGACAGGGAGACAAAGTTGGGCAGCCTGATTATGGTACTACTATTTGGGATTATGTGTTTGATCCAAATGTTACCGAAGTAATTAATAGTATAGAGAACGAGGTCCGCAGAATAGCTAGTCAGGATACTAGAATAATACTCAACAATGTTGCTGCATATCCCTGGGACAATGGAGTTTTAATAGAAGTTCAAATGGCATTTCAGCCCTTCAACAATCCAGTTGATTTTAGTTTTCTATTAGACAAACAAAGTCAATTGACGCAACCAGTGTCTCAAATATAAAGTCAATAAAATAGCAGTTTTAGACTATGATAAATACTATATCATAGGACTATAACTGATATGGCTACAAGCAGCAGACAAAGTGCTCTATTCGGGCTTCAAGATTGGAAGCGATTATATCAAAGCTATCGTGACGCAGATTTTCAGGCATACGATTACGATACACTGCGTAAGAGCTTTATTGACTATCTAACCACATACTACCCAGAAACATTCAACGATTACATTGAGAGTAGTGAGTTTGTAGCACTGCTTGATGTGATCGCCTATATGGGTCAAGCACTGGCATTTCGTGGTGACTTGAACGCTCGTGAGAACTTTATTGATACTGCCGAGCGTCGTGACAGTGTAATCAAGTTAGCTAATCTTGTAAGCTACACACCCAAGCGTAATATAGCAGGCCAAGGACTGTTGAAAGTTCAATCAATCAGTACAACAGAAAGCGTGCTTGATATCAATGGTGTCAATTTGAGTAATGTCACCGTGCTGTGGAATGATGCTGCTAATCAGAACTGGCAGGAACAGTTCAATACTATCATAAATGCTGCATTGGTAAACAATCAGCGTGTTGGTCGTCCAGGAAACACAAATAGTATACTTGGAATCAAAACCGATGAGTACACTATTTCCACACCAGAGCAACTTCCTGTTATACCATTTAGAACCGAAATAGATGCATTGATTATGGACTTTGAGTTGGTCAGTGTTACCAGTGTGAATAGTGAGAGTTTGTATGAATTGCCACCAGCACCAACAAATCAATTCAATATGGTCTATCGCAGCGATAAACTTGGATTTGGAAGCCCCAACACTGGATTCTTCTTCTACTTTAAACAGGGAACATTACAGCCATATGATTTCAGATTTGCTGAAGCCATACAAAATAATCTTCAGCCCATAGACATTCAAGGAATCAACAATACAGATACTTGGCTATATCAACTTGATGATAATGGCGCTATACAAAATCTATGGACACAAGTAGAAACTGTGTATGCCAATGCTAATCTACAGGGAAATAATGCCCGTCGTGTATTCAGTGTAGGCAGCAGGTTCAATGATCAGGTCACATATCAGTTTGGAGATGGAGTATTTGGTGAGGTTCCTGTTGGACTGTATCGTGCTTATGTTCGTAGCGGTAACGCACAGACATATACCATTAGCCCAAGTGAGATGCAGGGCATAGTAGTCAACATTCCATATGTAAGCAGAACCAATCGTATAGAGACCCTGACCATTACATTGAGTTTACAAACAACAGTTAGCACTGCATTACAGCGCGAGCCACTATCAGCTATCAAGCAACGAGCACCCGCACGCTACTATACTCAAAATCGTATGGTCAATGGCGAAGATTACAGCAACTTCCCATACACATTGTACAACAGCATTATCAAGAGCACTGCTGTAAATCGCAGCAGTATTGGAGTCAGCAGAAATCTTGACCTACTTGATCCTACATTCAAGTACAGCAGTGCCAACATCTTTGCTGATGACGGTGCTCTATACACTGACAATCAAAGTGGAACCGTCACCTTTAGCACCAGTAGTATCAACATAGCACTGGAGTTCTTGAGCCAAACATTGAGTGTGTTGCTATCAGATACAGCCGCAGTACAGTACTATCAACAACATTATCCACGCTATACTGGATATTATCCTGGTGGAGAGAGTGTTGACAACTACACTTACTGGAACGCAAGTGGAATAGATGGAAGGAATGTCAATGGGTACTTCTACATCAAAATAAGCGGAGGAACAATACCAGTCAGCAGTGGTATTTCCAGTGCGTATACAATGAAGTACATCACCAGTGGAGCACTGCTAAAGTTCTTGCCAAGTCCTGATCCAGTCACAGGAGCACCCAGATACTTTGACAGCAACAACAGATTACAAACTGGAATACCCGACTTGAATGCTGGAGACAAGTTGAGCATATGGGTATCTGTTGACACTGTGGTTGGAGATGGTAAAAACTTCGGCAGTGGAAACTTTAGCAATGGAACTGGCCCGATTACGCTGAATAGTTATGTTCCTACTGGAGCATATCTTGATCCCACTATTAGCAGTGGAGTTCTTGGATCAGCAATCATACCAAGCTTTGATAACACACTGGATAGCACGATAGTTGACTCCATAGTTGAGTTGATCAGAAACGAACAAAACTTTAGCTTGGTGTATGACAATGCCAAGACCATAGTGGAAAATCGTTGGTCTGTTGGACCAGTCAACGATGCCCTATGGTTCGTAAAGTTTGAGTACAACAGTATCAATCAGACCTACTTGGTCACTATACGCAACACCAACTACTACTTTGGCAGCGTCAGTGAGGTCAGATTTGTGTTTGATACCAGTGCTCGTGTGTATGATCCCAAGAGTGGTCAAGTGTTGAGTGACTTTGTGAACATCATCAGAACCAATAGTAATCCTACTCTGACTGGAACACTGGGAGTAGATTATGTGCTCAATGTGACCGCACAGCCAACATTGAGTGATGGTTATCCCAATGACTATCAGGTCAAGGTCAGCAGTATTGATCCTGTGACCGATATGACCACTGATCCTGATTTCTTCACTAACATTGTTGGCACAAGCAGTGGTGCCTATGTGTTCTTTGAGTTGATCAATGATGTACAACTGTTGACAAGACAACAACTATTGCCGCAGGGTGCGGTTATTACTGCTTATGCTATTCAAAGTCAGATTGAGGATGTGATCTACGAGTACCCAGCAGGCACAGTGTTCTATGCTACTAGTGAGAACAAGTTCTACAAGACACAGCAGCAGATAGGCATAACACCTCCAGTGCTACTACTAAATGATGTCAGCAGCAACTATACTGTAAAAACTGGTCGTAGCACCATCAACTTTCAGTACAGACACAACAGCAACAACACAACCAGAATAGATCCAGCAACAACTAATATCATTGATCTGTACTTGGTCACACAAGCCTACTACAGTCAGTATCAGAACTGGATCAATGACAGCACAGGCACAATACCAGAACCACTAAAGCCAACTATGAGTGAACTACAGCAGCAGTACAATGCTGTGGACGACTTCAAGATGTTGAGTGACAGTGTGGTACTGAACAGTGTGACCTTCAAGCCCCTGTTTGGAACCAAAGCCAGTCCCGCTCTACAGGGTAAGATCAAAGTGATCAAGAGTGTTGGAACAACTGCCAGCGATAGTCAGATACGCAGCAGTGTGTTGGCAGCACTGAACAGCTACTTCACGCTTGACAAGTGGGACTTCGGAGACACCTTCTACTTCAGTGAACTCACTGCCTATCTACACGTTGAGTTGGCAGGATTGATCAGCAGTGTGGTGTTAGTGCCCAATGACCCTAATCAAACCTTTGGCGATCTGTATGAGATACGCAGTGCCGCCAACGAGATCTTTGTCAATGGGGCAACAGTGACCGACATCATAGTAATCAGCGCCTTGACTCCACAGGCACTACAGCGTAGCGTATAAGAGATAGGAATAGACACGATGGTGACCAAAGTAAGAACAGTTGACTTTCTACCCGAGATCTTTAGAACCGACACCAACAAGCAGTTCTTGGCTGCCAGCTTGGATGTACTCACACAGCAGCCCGAACTTGCTCGTGTTGAGGGTTTCATTGGCAACAAATATGGCAATGGCGTTGATCCTTGGGACAAATATGTTGTAGAGCCAACTAAATCTCGCACTGACTATCAACTTGATCCCAGTGTAGTGTTTCTGAAACCAGAGACGCAGACAGCACAGGACTTTATCAGCTACCCAGGAATCGTACAGGCACTGAAGAACCAGGGTTCCATAGTCAACAATCAGAACAGATTGTTTGAGAACGACTTCTACAGTTGGGACCCGTTCGTTGACTACGACAAGATAGTCAACTACGCTCAATACTATTGGATACCACTTGGACCAGATGCCGTGCCAGTAGTTGTCAGTGGAACTATCAATGATATACTGGGACAGCAACAGTACACAAGCAGCAATGCTATCAAGTTCACCAACGGTCTGAAAGTTGAGTTTGGAACTGTTGAGCCCAGCAGTTATAGTGGCAATCAGTACTATGTAGAGGGAGTTGGTACCAGCATAGTGTTGCTACCCGTTGGTAACTTTGTGGTGCCAGAGGCAAGTGGTAGCGCCGTGTATGGACTATGGGACGCAGAGCCCTGGGATGTAGTTGCTTGGGACGCTACTCTGTTGGCAAGTGTGAACCCAGATTACTTGACAATCAGCAGAAACAGCAGCGATAATAATGCTTGGACTCGCAGCAATCGCTGGTTCCATCAGGATGTACTTGACACTACAACTACAGCACTTGGTTCAGTAACCAGTGAGAACAGCAACCCTGTTACCAGAGCACTGCGACCAATACTTGAGTTTAGAGGCAATCTACAGCTATGGAACAGCGGTAACAACAGTGTCGGTGCTATCACTGTATTAGACACGGTAACAACTAATGCCTTTACAACTATTGAGGGACAAGCAAGCTATGTAGTAGATGGATACACGCTGAAGCAGGACGATACCATAGTATTTGCGGCTGATACTAATTTGTCAGTGCGTAAGAATGTATACACGGTCAACATTGTGCCAGCAGGCCCTGGTGGCAGTGATGTGATTGCCCTGACAGATGCTGGCGCAACTATTATCAACAACAGTCAGTTCTGTGTTCTCAATGGTTCCGAATGGTTGGGTACTACTTGGCGCTGGACAGTTGACACTGAAACTTGGTCGCAGTGTCAACTAAAAACCACCATCAATCAGGCACCACTGTTCGACATCTATGACAGCCAGGGTATCAGCATAGGCAACAGCACTGTGTACAGTGGCACCACCTTTGCCGGCACCAAGTTGTTCAGCTACACACCAGGCAGTGGTCCAAACGACCCAGTGCTGGGCTTCTCTATCACCTACAGCAGCGTGACCAACATCGGGGACATCAGCTTCACGGTGAATATGAACACTGACACCTTCAGCTACAAGACTCCTACCAATGATATCGTTGAGCAGGCAATCAATATTGGGTTCGTACACAACAATACAAGCCCAACAACCTACGAACTGCTCTCAGGCTGGGTCAACGCTGCTGCTCCAAGCATACAGTACCAGACCTTTGAGTTCACCGTTACTACCCCAACTAACACAGTGGTCTGTGATGTTCCTGCTGTTGCTGATGCGGATACAGCTTGGACTCCTGTACAGGTTTATGTCAATGACACAGCACTGAACGGTGATGAGTTCACAGTCACTGTTGATACTGTTGCTGGCACAACTACCGTCACGCTGGCAGCACAAGTCGGCATTGACACCAAGGTCACTGTGTTGGTCTACAGCAACAGTGTCAGTGCTACTGCCTTCTATCAGATTCCAAGCAACCTACAGAGCAACCCGTTCAACACCAACATCACCACTGTTGATGTTGGAGACATCCGAAACCAGTACCAGACAATCTACAGCAACGCTCCAGGCGTCACTGGCCCACTGTTCGGTGACAACAACATACACGACCTGGGCAATCTGAACAGCTACGGTACCAGCATCATACAGAACAGCGCCAGCTTGGTGTTGCCTGGTCTGTTCTTACGCAAGCCACAGGTCAACTTCTTTAGTGCTCTACAGTACAACCGTGACCAGTACAACATCTACAAGAGCCTGATAGTTGACTTGGCATTCAAAAACGACTACAGCATCATCAACAGTCCAGCCGAAATACTTGACAGCATCATATATGAGATTACAACTACTCGTAGCAACAGCACTACTTTCTTCTGGACTGACACGCTGTTCAGTGGCAGCCCGTTCATCACCAACACCTACACATTCGGTGCTGCCCCTGCTACTGCCATCTTCACCTTGGATCGTGTCTATACAACTGACAGTGCCAACTACTATGCGGTCGCACTGTATCTGTCACGCACGATCAATGGCGTAGTCAGAACCAAACAGTTGGTTCGCGGCGTTGACTATGTGGTCAGCCCGATAGCAGCCAGTGTGACTGTGACTTATCCAATCGTTGCTGGTGATACACTGACCGTCAAGGAGTACAACCAGACCTATGGCAGCTACTGCCCAAGCACTCCAAGCAGTATGGGTATGTACCCTGCCTATGTGCCCGCAGTGGTCTACGATACTAGCTACACACCAGCGACCTACTTCATACGCGGTCACGATGGTAGCTACAACAAGCTGTACGGACCCTATGTGGATGGACAGCTTGTTGACTTCAGAGACATAGCTCTGTTAGAGTTTGAGACACGCATCTACAACAACATCAAGACAGGAGGTGACATACCCTTGATCTGGGCCGATGTGGCTCCAGGGCAGTTTCGCAGCACTGACTACAGCAACAGTGAGATCCTTGACATCTACAGCACCGAGTTTCTAAATTGGGTGGGTGCCAATAGGATTGACTACAAGACCCAGGTCTACAACATAGCCAACCCATTCAGCTACAACTACAACCAGAGCAGCAACAAGCTATCCAACACAGCACTACAGCAGGGCTACTGGCGTGGTATCTATCGTTGGCTATACGACACTGATAGCCCCGATACCGCACCCTGGGAGATGCTGGGTCTATCAGTGAAGCCAAGTTGGTGGGACAGTCGCTACGGTGCTGCTCCATACACCAGTGGCAACACCTATATGTGGAACGAGATAGCACAGGGCTACATCTGGAACGACGGTGACAGCTATGTTGATACACAGCGTGAGCGTCCAGAACTGCTTGACATACTGCCAGTGAACAGTGCGGGTGAACTATTGAACCCGTTTGAGGTCATAGTAGGCAACTACAATCGCTTGACCTTCAATCGTGACTGGCGTGTTGGTGATGTTGCTCCAGCCGAGAGCAGCTACATCAAGAGCAGCACCTGGCCGTTTGATCTGATGCGCGTACTGGCACTGACCAAGCCAGCCAAGTTCTTCAACTTGTTCGCCGATCTGGATCTGTACAAGTTCAACACCGTACTGAACCAGTATCTGTACAACAATCGCTATCACTTGGATAGCAGAACGCTACAGATCTATGGCAACGGTACTGCCAAGAACAGCTACATCAACTGGATAGTTGATTATGTCAATATTCGCAACTTGAGCGGCTACGAAACAGTGAGCACACTGCTACAGAATATGGATGTGCGACTGACCTACAATATGGCTGGGTTCAGTGCCAAGGACTACTTGAAGTTCTATATTGAGCGCGCTACTCCCAACAGCAAGAACACCAGCTTCTTGGTACCAGATGAGAGCTATGCGGTGCTGCTATACGACAATCCACCAGAGGAGCAGCTATACTACAGCAGCGTGATCGTACAGCGTGATGCTAACGGTTGGAGAGTATGGGGCAACAGCGTGAACCGTCAGTACTTTACACTGGCACAACCCAAGCAGAATGGACTGTATAGAAACATCAGCGTCAATGGAACCACAGTCAAGGTCTGGAACGACTGGTACACTGATCGCGAGTACATAGTGCCCTATGGAGCACTGCTATATGGTCGCGACACGGTGGCTGACTTCTTGAACAACTATGGGCACTATCTGATACAACAGGGCGCAGTGTTTGAGAACTCCAGTGAGGGCATAGTGTACGACTGGGATCGGATGATACAGGAGTTCTTGGCCTGGAGCGAGCAGGACTGGGATGTTGGCAGTGTCATAGCATTGAACCCTAACGCACAGTACTTCACAGTGTACAGACCTGGACTGGTTGTTCAGCCACTGACCATACAGGATCAGAACTTTGTGCTGAATCAGAACCTGATACCGATACAGAGTCAGAACAGTGCCGTGATTCGTGAGAACGAGAGTTTCAGCATCAAGGTGCTAAACGACGGTGACACTGTTAGCTACACCAGTCTAAACTTGAGCAGTATGGAGCACGCAATCGTGTTTGACAATAGTAGCGTGTTCAACGATGTGATCTACAACTTGATCACTGGTCTGCGTCAGCCACGACTGCTACTCAAGGGGTACAAGACGGCACTATGGTCTGGATTCGTTGACACCGCAGGCTTCATACTGAACGAGAACAACATACAGGAATGGCAGAGCAATCTCAAGTATGCCAAGGGCAGCATTGTGCTGTACAAGAGCCTATACTGGGTAGCAAGCACACTGATAGAACCCAGCTTGGAGTTTGATACCAACTTGTGGTTGAGAGTTGACTACGATCAGATCAAGCGTGGACTGCTTCCTAACCCAAGCACTATGGCAGCAGAGAGTCAGTACTACTACGACACCAACAGAGCCAATCTTGAGCTTGACGCTGATCAGTTATCGTTCAGCTTGATTGGCTATCGTCCACGCGAGTATATGACTGCCGCAGATTTGTCTGACATCACCCAGATCAATGTCTACAAGAACCTGATCAAGGAGAAGGGCACTGTACAGATAGCAGAGGGCTTCAAGAACGCCAACTTTGATCAGGGTGCTATCAACTACGACATCTACGAGAACTGGGCTATCAACAGCGCCAGCTTTGGAAAAGTTCTCAACAGCAACTATGTAGAGGCAGAACTGAATCAACACTTGCTCACAGGTAACCCAACACTACTTGGATTTAGTAGCAGCGGCAACATAGCTCTAGCCAATCAGACAGTGTTGCTATCACAACTAATCAACTGGGAGCGTCCTCCTACAAGTCAGAGCTTCTTGCCCAAGTACACCTTGCCATACACAACTGAAGTGGGTCTACCCACTGCTGGTTATGTTGACAAGCGCGATGTCAAGTTCTATGTGTTTGAATATGAGAATCTAAACGATGACACTACAACTATTGACACACTGTATGCTGGTGACAACATTTGGATCGCCAAGTATGACAGCAGTTGGGCAGTACTAACAGCACAGAGTTTAGGTGTACAAGTAGTTGGCATAGTCAACAATCAGAACAATACCGTCACCGTCAACTTTAGTGGAGCACACAACTTATCTGCTAACGACCCATTTGCTATCTCAAGTTTTGATAGCTTGATCAACGGATTCTATCGTGTAAAGAGCGTTAGTGGCCTGACTTCGGTGGTTGTTGATTTGTTGCTATCAACAACGACCGTTATAGCGGGCAACGGCATAGCAATGCGATTCGTTAGCGCACGATACACACAGGCCAGCGACATAGCCAGCAGCAGTTATCCTGTCATTGATCTATACTCAACTCGTCAGTGGGTTGATTATGACACCGACGGCAACTGGGCAGTATGGGGATCAAGTCCTGTGTTTGAAGAGGTCAATCTATCACTGTCACAATCACCAAATCTTGGTACAGCAGTAGCATATGACAGTCGCATTGGAACAATAGTAGGCAACAGCACAACCAATACTGTCTACATTGACCGAGACGGATCAGTAACCACGCTTACTGGTGATGCTGGGTTTGGCTCAAAGATTGTAGTGGTCAAGAGCGGGCTGTATATCGCAAGCAACAGTACTGTACACTACTATGAGATAGACAGTTTTGGATTAACATTGTTGGCGCAATCAATATCAGTTGTGCCATCAACAGACATCATAAGCAGCATTGCTGTTAGCAACGATGGAAACTGGCTCTACATCGGCAAGCAACAAGCTGGTCAAGTAGAGATCAGACATTTGGACAACATCACTGGTCAATACGGTGATCCAGCAATATTAGCGGCACCAGCAACAAATATCGGATGGGCGCATTCATTGGCTACCAGTATTGATGGTGTCAAGTTAGTTGTTGGCGCACCTAATGAGTCAATCAATGGACTCAATGATGCTGGCGTCGCGTATGTTTACAGTCGCAAATATCAACGATTTGTTGGCGACGGCAACACCAGTGATTTTGGAGTCAATGGAGTACTAACGGCTAATCAATTTGATGTCTATGTCAACAGTGTGCTGACCAATGATTATACTCTTACTGATTTTCAAACGGTGACATTCACTACTCCACCCAGCGATGGAGCAATCATACTTGTAAGTTATAATGAGGTAGAGCTACAGCAACGATTACAGACAGATAATCCACAAACTGGAGCACTGTTTGGAATATCAACCGATACTAATCGCTATGGTTCAAATATAGTGGTTGGATCACCCTATGACTTGAACACTGTAAATCAAGTTGCTGGCGTGGAAGGGTCTGTGTATCAATATGTAAACAGCGGGCAGCGTTATGGATCTATAACTTGCTTGAACCCAACTGTTGAAATTGGGGACAGAATTTTCATTGACGGATATTTAGCTGAATTTGGAGAAAGCTCCAGCAATACTCAATACATTGCTGATACTATAAACTCTACTACTCCTACCAATATTGTAGCAACAGCAAGTAATACTGTTCTGTACATCACGGTGATTAGCGATACTGAAGAAGTTATAGGAAACATTATTGATCTAACAGGAACACAAACTGTGCTCAATAGATTAAACTATGTTCCCTACACAAAAACGCAAATCATTTACAATAATATTGACTCTCGCATTGCCGAATTTGGTAGAGTAGTCAAGATGAATGAGCGTGATGGCCTGTTAGTCAGCGCCACAACGGCAGCACAAATATCGGAAACTACTTTTGACTATACTGATGACTGCGTTCAAAATGATACAGTGTATGATAACAACACCACTACATTCATTGATATATTCCCGAACACAGGATTAGTGTATGAATACAACTATCTGCCTGCTTATGAAGAAAGCATAAGTAAT